ATCTATTCCTTCTCATGTAAAGAAAAACACATTTATGAAATCCAAAATACCCTTAAATATCGATGTAATGAAACATATCTCTCTATTTATTTGATTTATTACACACACATCACTCATCACTTATATTTTTTCAACCATAATATTTACAAAATTGAATTTCATTAAGGAATATATACTATCTAAAAAACCTATAATAAAATGGTAAGAAATACTACTGGTGGAACCGGAACGAAAAGTCTTGCTCGCAAGCATCAATCTCGAAGTGATGGAAAATTAATCACACCTTCTAATGAACTAGAACTCATTGGTTGTGTAACAAAAATGTATGGAAATGGGATGTGTGAAATTTATACAAACGACAATACAAAGCTAATCGGGCATATTCGAAACAAATTCAGGGGACGACAAAAAAGACACAATATGATTACTCCCTCTACGATTGTTATGATTGGTTTGCGTGACTGGGAAAATCCTTATAAAAACTGTGATATAATGGAAATATATAGTGATTCACAAGTAGAACAATTGAAACAAATCCCTAATATAAAAACCGACAATGTATTGAGACTGCGATTAACAAATGGAGGCATGTTTAGTGAATCAACCGCTACCAGTGATGCTATTGATTTCGTCGATGAAGAAGAAGAGATTGACTATACAATAAAAAATAAAAAAGCAGATACGTTTGAATTGGATACTGGAGATACTGTTGATATAGACGATATTTAATATATCTGATTATAATATAATATGGAACCCAAAATATTAGGTCAAGGAAGTTATGGATGTGTAATTAAACCATCATTAAAGTGTGATAGCAAAGATAAATCTATTTTTTATGATAACAAAGTATCAAAAATAATGATGCGCCGTGAAGCAGAAAAAGAACAATCTGAAATGGAAGCTTTCAAAAATTTGAAAGAGATGCATAAATATACCGTGGGTTATCCAGAATTATGTAAACCAAAAAAAAACCCTCAGTTTCGAAAATTGGCGAAACAATGCTACGCAGAAGGAGTACGTGAAAACATTCGATTTAATAAAGGAGAAAACATATATATGTTATTGTTAGATGATGCTGGTGTAGATTATAAGAATGTTAGAAATAAGTTATTTAATACTTTGACTTTAGAAGACAAAAAAATATTTTTTTGTTCCATTTTAAATTTAATAGAAGGCTTAAATTACTTTAAAGAAAATGGACTGATACATCACGATATAAAACTAGATAATCTTGTGTATAATGTTAAAACAGGGGAATCAAAGTATATAGATTTTGGTTTAGTACAAAGAAAGAAGGATTTTATTAAACAGGCAAATGTGAGTAAAAACGATATGGCTATGTCTTGGTTTAATTACCCACCAGAATCAAGTTGTGTTAATAAAAAAGAATTCAAGAATAAAGAAAAATGTGAAGAATATCAAGAAATGAAGTATGATGTTTTTTTACAGCGAGCAGCGGATGGTTTCGATATATATAGTTTATCAAAATGTTTATCAGACATATTTAAATCAATAATGATGTATAAGGATTTTGAAATAGATTTTTTGAGGGAATGTAGAAAAGTTTTTTTAACATATTGCGATAAAGATATGAAACAACGCGCAATAAATATAGATTCAATGTTCGCAGAATATGACGAGTTATTAAAACGATACAATGTAAAAATTAATAAGACACCTACACCGTCAATAAAGTCATTAAAGATAGCGGAAGAACAATCAATCACAAAGAAGGCATTAAAAGAATGCCCCCAAGAGAAGCCAGTGATAAACCAAAAAACGAATAGATGTGTAAAAGAATGCGGAGAAGATGAGGAGAGAAATAAAGATTTTCGTTGTATAAAAACAAAAAAGACAAAGCAAGCAAATAATAAAACAAAAAAAAACACACAAAAAATATGTAAAGAAAAAAACAAAGAGTTAAACCCAAAAACGAACAGATGCGTAAACCCTTGTGAAAAAGGAAAAGTAAGAAATGATAAATTTAATTGTATAGTAAAAAAATAGAACAATTACAACAAATCCTTACTATAAATGGCAATTTAAATTTTGTATTTTTAACGGTCGTTATGAATATATGAATAATGGATTGTGGTAGGGATTGAATCATTCATATAATGGTAATCAATGTCTGTATTCAACTCTGGAAACGGGCCTTCTCCATGAAGTACAAACAATAATCTACAATTAATAAGAGCTATCGTCCATGCGAACGCACATAACCATAAAATCGTCGTGAAAGTACACATAATTTATAATTTTATTGCTATTAATAAAATTATACACCTAGATTCAATTTTTAATTTACATTAATCCTTCCAATTTCATAGAACGAATCAACCTTGTTACACCGATTCCACCACCTGATCTTTTAACAAAGTCAAACTTACAAAATTCATCCATTTCAGCCATCGTCCTTTCTTCGCCAAAAAGTTCATACATTTTATCTTTATAAGCACCGCCCATAATAGTCTTAAACCGGTCTAACATAATTTCAGTATCTGTTTCTCTTTCAGCACTACCAATTGTCTCTTGTCCGCTTAATATTATGTCGATTTTATTAGCCGTTTCTTTAGTAGCATCATCATTCCTTTTCATATTCCAGAAAGGACTAGTAAATTCAGGAAAATCGGTCAAAAAGAAAGAAGGAGTTTTTTCTTCATAAAGTTTATTTTCATGATCGTTATCAAGCTCTTTTGTTTCATATTCTTTTGCTACATCTAAATAAGTGCCTTGTACGAACTTTGAAGGATCATATCCTAGATGAATAAGTAATTCTTTTTCCATTTCAATTAAATCATCCATGCCACCTTTCATTTCAAACTCAAACATAGGAAAAATTAGACTGTGTCTTCCGGGAACAGGGTTAGGTTCATTGCGATAACTTGTACTTACGCAGAAATAACCAGGAACATCAGGATTCTTCAAAAGTTCATATTCAAGCCACATTTGACCTGTCTGTGGGAGAGGCCACACTTCATTCACATAATTAAATGTGGAAACTGTAAAAGGATCTTCACATGCTGCTAGAATACTCAAACGATTTTGAGTATGAACTTCTAAATAACCTTTTTGAATGAAAAAGTCACGAAGTTTCACAATGACTGCAGAAAATTCACAACTCTTAATTATGAGAGGACTCTCGTAAGGCTTGTCGTAAGTAGTGCTATTACTGTTAGCGAGAGAAGAAGATGCTTCAATGTCGAGCATTTTATATAACACAATATTTTTTCTAAATCTTTGTAAGAAAAATTAAAAATTCTATTTTAATTGTATTTTTACTTTGTTATTTACTTGATTTTCACTCGAAAAATAATATAATACGCACTTGGTTTTCGAGTAATTCGCATACATTTTGTCAATTTTGACTTTTGAAAATATTTTTAGACTAGGCAAATAAACATTATATGCGTAACCGAATTTATGTTGTTGACAATCAAACAAAATAACATCATATTCATTCAAAAATATGTTAGGATTTGTCTTAACCATATGAATAATATTGCAAGAATTCTGGACTTTTTTAATATTTTTTGTTTGTTGATTAATGTAACTAGTCATTGAACCGCAATGTTCGAGAAAAGATATAGCATCATTAGATAATTCGTCCATAAAACCATAGTAATATTGAACGCATAACTGATTATAAATGTCTACAACACGTCGAATCGGACTAGTTATGTGTGTATACATGTCAAGACCCATTGCTATGTGACTTAAATTTTCACACACATTAACGTAGTCGCAATTAATAGTTTTGAAATTTTTCAACATGTTGTATTCTTCATTTGTAATATTATCTTTTGGTATGACGCATAAATCTTCCTTTAATGATGATGATCGAAACATTCCGATATTCTTATATTTCAATAATCCAGCAAAAAAAGTATTAGTGTGTATCATCCAGTATGATACCAACGAATGACTATCTTGAATGGTATTATCTAATCTATTTGTAATATCTAATAATTTCGTGTAATGGGAGTTTTTCAATAGTCTATTTTCTTCATATACAAAATTCTTTTTCACATTTATACAAGCATTTCCGTAAATTGTTTTGTCAGAAATAATCGTGCCATTATTGTCTATAGTGACATCTAGAAACATAGAAATGTTGTCTTGTTTTTGTTTCAATGTAAATATCTGGTCTGTAAGAACTGCTGGCAATAATAACCTTCGTTTGTCAGGCATATAAATAGTAGAAACGCGTGTAGTCAGATCATTCCAAAAACATAAATATTCTAACCATGCTGCGACATTCGCAATATAAATAGATACTACTGTTTCGCCTTTGTCATTTGTAGTGATAGAAAAAGCATCATCAAAATCGGTACTACCTTCTGGATCTATTGCGAATACGTAAAACGACCGCCTATCTTGAATAGAGTATTTCGATGTATTTATAAATCGTTCAAACAAATCGTCATTTACAACCTTTTGTTTTACTATATTATTAGCTTTTTGATTGAAATTTGTTAATGAAACATTCAAATTATGACAATGTAATTGGTATTCGTATATATTTTCTGGCAAATCAACATCCCCTATTGTATCTATTAATTTGCCAACAGGGTGTTTGTCAATCCATTCAGAAAATGTAAACAGTACGTATTTATTTTTTTGTAATTTTTCAAAACCCATTTTCTTAATTTCATATGGAACAATAAAAATAGGTAAGGTTTTATCATCAGGAATGCATCTATAATAATATTTATTCTTATGCTTGCCAAAAGTTTTATTCCCTTCTAATACAAGAATGCCAGGAACAGCTTGTTTTGTTTTCAATGGCGAATCTATTATAATTAACTCTTTGTTTTCAGAGAACGAAAAAATGTCGTTATGGAATAATTTGTTTGCAATCGGTGAAAACCCGGATAAATCTACTTCGTTATCTTGATTATCACAGACTTTCCATTCACTATAATCACGATTATTAATCTTGATTATATATTCCATGTCTATTATACTCACACAAAATGTTTATATTGTTTATTATATTTTTAAAATCTGATTCCACGACACCATACGCTGATGTGCCAAAGGTTTCAATATAAAATGTTGTGTTTGTGAGTAGTCAGTTATTAATAATCCATCAGAATGATGCTTGAATACGCGATTATAGAATAGTTTCTTTGCGTTTTCATATGCTTCGTCTACATTAGTTCCTTTCTTATACATATCATATACCATGCATCTGTCAAAATCATACGCCGCCAATAGATCAGCCTCACGTACAATGTGGTAAGCTGTTTGAAACTCTCCCATATCAGGAAAACCATTTAATTTTACTTTTGAATAAGACATAGTATTCATAATTTGTTTTATGGCATCAATATCATTTGAATCAAAAGACGTATTTATAGCGTTTTCAATATTTTGAATACCTTCATCAACATCCATATATTTTTTATCACACATATCATGTAAAACTGCCGATGTGTAAATGATATGGTCTTGATCTTTCAAATAAGGATGATAAATGGGATTCAAACTATTGCGGATAGATTGAGCGTTATGAAGAACATTCATGCTATGCGATAATCCATGGGATTCGTCTATATCATATTTTATTGTAGTTTGAAGGACATAATTAAACAACAAATTAAAAATATTCATTAGAGTAATAAATGAAATAAACTTAAATACATTTTGTTATAAATTATAGAAATGCCTCCGAAATATTATAAAAAGAAAGCATATGGAAATTCAAAAATTAATAGTGCGAATATAGGCACGGCAAAATACCTATTAATTGTAGAATCTCCATCAAAGTGTTCTAAAATTGAGACATATCTAGGGAGAGATTATTGTTGTATTGCGTCGAAAGGACATATACGCTGTTTAAAAGGGTTGAAATCGATAGACACAAAGACTAATTTTCATCCGACATTTGAGTTTATAGAAGAAAAGAAAGGGCACGTAGAAGAAATGAAAAAGATTATAACGAAGTTCTCGAAAGAAAATATACTATTAGCAACCGATGATGATAGAGAAGGTGAGGCAATCGCATGGCATATATGTGAAGTATTCGATTTATGTATTAACACAACAAAAAGAATTATCTTCCATGAAGTTACAAAACCAGCGTTGATAAAAGCAATAAACGAGCCTGTATTATTGAATATGCGATTAATAAAAGCCCAACATGCCCGCCAGGTTCTCGACGTTATTGTAGGATACAAGGTATCTCCTTTTCTATGGAAGTATTTGTATAATAATAAAGATAATTCTTTATCAGCAGGTAGATGTCAAACCCCCGCATTAAGACTTGTATATGAGAACGAACAAATGAAATCAAAAAATAAAGAAAAAGACGTATCATTCAAAACAACCGGGCATTTTTTTACGGCAAATAAAAAGTTTCAATTGAATAAGGACTACAAGGATGAAAACGAACTACAATCTTTCCTGAATGATTCAAAAACCTTTCATCATACGTTAGATATAGGAAAGGAACGTCCAGGTTCTCGAAGTCCACCGAGGCCATTTCATACGTCTAGGTTGCTTCAGACAGCAAGTAATTCAATGAACGCATCGCCAAAAGAAACAATGGATTTATGTCAACAGTTGTATCAGAATGGATACATTACATATATGCGTACGGAAAGCAATCAGTATTCAAAGCCATTCTTAGAAAATATTGGTAAATATATTGAAGAAAATTATGGAAAAGGTTCTCTAACACCTGATTTAAAAAAACTAGAAAATAAGAATGAATCAAATCCTCATGAGGCGATACGAGTAACACAGATAAGTGTCAAGAATATAAGTGCGGACAATAGCCGAATGGCTACGTTATATCGTATAATATGGAAAAATACTATCGAGAGCTGCATGTCAGATTATATATTCAAAGGATATTCTATAAACATTGCAGCACCAAAAGAAAACAAATATACATATACATTGGAGATTCCGGTTCAATTAGGTTGGAAAAAAGTGGATGCTATGAAAACAACGACGGTTCTCCAAGAAGATCCAGCATCAGAAAAATTATTTTTCGAGTCTCAAAAAGGAAATATTATACCTTACAATAAAATAGAAAGTATTTGTTCGATAGGTTCTCGACATAGTCATTATTCAGAAGCGTCCTTGATAAATAAGTTAGAAGAACTAGGAATTGGTCGTCCGTCTACGTTTGCCTCTATAGTAGAAACTATAAAAGATAGAGGTTACGTTAAAAAAGGTGACATTGTCGGAGAAAAGATAGAAACAAATAAATATACATTGAATCAAGGCAAACTTACGATTAGCAAGGAGGAAAAAGAGTATGGAAATGAGAAAAATAAGTTGACTATTGAAACAATAGGAGTTCTGTCGTTAGAATTTTTATTGGAACATTTCGATGAAATGTTCTCGAATGAATATACCAAGATTATGGAAGATAAACTAGATTCAATAAGCAATGGAGATATAAAAGAGTGGGAAACATTATGTCGAGATTGTTATAATCAAATAAAAGAATTATCTAAGCCTATCAAAAACATATCAAAACAAAGCTATGTCCTGGACGAAACCCATGATTTAGTTTTCGAAAAATATGGTCCAGTAGTTAGAGAAAAAGAAGAAGGCGAGATAAAAAGGTATTACAATGTGAAAAAAGACATTCATATAGATATTTTACATTTAAAAGAAGGGAAATATAAATGGGAAGAAATAATAGAAGAAGACGACTACTGTATTGGAGTTCATGAAGACATAGCGATTTATATAAAAAATGGACGATATGGGTTGTATTTAGAATGGGGAGAAAAGAAGAAAAGTTTGAAAGGAGTTCTCAGTGAAATGAAAAAAATAGATAAACAAGAAGCTCTTGACATTCTTTTGACGGAAGAAACCCCCGAAAAGAATGTATTAAGGAAATTAACAAATACCTTAAGTGTTAGGAAAGGAAAATATGGACCATATGTGTATTATAAGACAGATAAAATGAAGTCTCCAAAGTTCCTGAATATAAAAAAATTCAAGGACAATTATTTCGAATGTGAAGTAGACGAATTAGTGAATTGGTTAATAGATGCCTATGAAATAGAATAAAATATATAATAAATGTATAGAAATGGATAATATATACACTTATTTGAATTATGGTTCGTTTACATGTTTTTACATATTGAGTTTATTGTACGTATTCAGGAAATATACAGAAATTATCGGGTTTTTCATGTTAACTATAGTTCACGCCGCATTTATGGTATTCTCAGGAAAGGGACTTTTATTATCATTACAAGATTATTTTACAAACAGAGACGGTCTGGGTAGTGATAGAGTAAACGGTGGCATGGCTTTATTAATAGGATTATTATTGTCTGGGATGACACTGCAGTTAGTGTCATTAATATTTATAATACTGATGCTTATTACATTGAGAAGTAAATTTATAGAGACAAACGGATCTCCAATAACGCTAAGTAAACGATACCAACGCTACCTAGATGCTTACAAAGATAGATTAATTCCTATATTTTTGATAACATTTACAATAGTAATGTCAATAATATTTTTCCCGGATAACATGAATAAACCATTGAGTAATTTGTTTGCGGGGTTTATGGATGGTGATAGAATTGGGTTCAATATAATTATGGGATTATCAATAATTCTGGTGGTATTGAGTTCACAAGAAGTATATTATTCAAATCAGTTTATAAGACAACGCCGAACATTATTAATAAAATAAAAAATTCGTATAGAAACTATTTGTAATATTCTCAATAAAGAATATTATAAAATGAAATATTATGAGACTAGTTATGAGGATTATTTAAAGTCAAATAACTTATTGAACGCTCACCCGGAATTGACCGACCAGATAGGAAAACTTCCCAGGACGCCACGCAATTTTGAGAATATGATATTATATGGGCCATCGGGCATCGGAAAATATACTCAGTGTTTGAAAATAATCGAAAAATACAGTCCAAGCAATTTGAAATATGATAAAAAAATTACTGCGTCTACTGATAAACAGACGTATGTATATCGGGTGAGCGACATTCATTATGAAATAGATATGTCGTTGTTGGGATGCAACTCAAAAACATTGTGGCACGAGATATTTTTTCAAATAGCAGATGTTGTATCAGTAAAAACTGATAAAATGGGAATTATCGTATGTAAAAATTTCCATACAATAAATAATGAATTATTGGAAGTATTTTATAGCTATATGCATCATTTTAATGATATAAATTCAATTATGATAAAATTTATAATAATGTCAGAACAAATTAGTTTTATCCCGAGTCAAATCATTGACAATTGTTATTTGATGAATATAAAAAGGCCCTCAACAGAAATATACAATGAAATAAACAAATTCAATTATCTAACAGTCGAAACAAATGATTCAAATCAGTACTTAGATAAAGTATCAAAGTGTCACCCAAATAATATAACGAACAAACGTCCGAAAGCGACACCTGTGATGGAATTAAATGTAGAAGGGATTATGAATATGAAAGAAATGAGATGGTTCCCAATGGTAGAAAACGTGGAAGATTTGCCAAAAGATATATTCAACATCGTATGTGATGGTTTAATAGAAGATATGAAAAATCCCGAATTAAAATTCACGTCATTTAGAGATACTTTATATGATATATTGACCTATGATATCAACATATTCGAATGTATCTGGTACATATTATGTGAGTTTATAGGCAATGATAACATACATGATGTCAATGCGAGTGACGTATTAGTTCGGTTGTATCCATTTTTCAAGCAATATAACAATAACTATAGACCAATATATCATTTAGAGAGTATTATGTTCTATATAATAAGCAAATTAGAAAAATAAATGACAAGAAACAAGATCAGTATGCTTGCGGCATGTCGAATATTAGAGATAAACAAGGATGATATCAATATAGATAACGTAAAACGTCAATATAGATTGAAAGCATTATATTACCATCCAGATAAGAACCCATCAATTGACGCAAAGGAGCGATTTCAAGAAGTACTAGAGTCATATGAATTTTTATGTAATAGAATAGATAACAAAACCACGGACGATAAGAGTAATCCAGTTGATTATAAGCACTTTGTAAGTCAATTTTTCAAAAATATTATAGAGGGGGTAAATCAAGAAGAATTGTTGTATTCAGTTTTGAAAAAGACAGTTTTTTTATGCGAAGAGAAGGCATTAGATTCTCTAGAAGGGTTAGAGAAAAACACATTAATAAAATTGTATGAAATATATCAAAAAAACAAGGAATGTTTGCACTTGAAAGAGGATTTCATAGAGAGAGTAAAAGAGTTAATAAATAACAAAATAGAAAAGGACGAGTGTATTATTCTAAAGCCAAATATTGATGATTTATTAAAAGATAATGTATATAAGCTGACCGTCGGCGATCATATTTTTATGGTACCTTTATGGCATAATGAGTTAGTATATGACAATTCAGGAAACGATGTATATGTGAAATGTTCTCCAACATTAGATGATAACATTGAGATTGATTCAAAAAACAATATTTATGTATATATACGCAGCACAATCGATAAAATATGGTGTGATGATGAGTTGTTAATCAATGTAGGTTCTCAACAGTACTTTATAAAGAGAGATGAGTTACATATGAAAACGAATCAACAGTATATATTCAAGGGTAGTGGAATAAGTAAAATAAATTACAATGATATGTATGATGTATCACGACGAGGGGATATAATTATACATTTGAAAATAGATTGAATAAGAGTGTAAGTAAAAATAATGAATTATATATGTAAGTCATTATTATGGTGGAATTAAATGAATAACAACATAACTTTAGTAGATGTATGTTGTGGATTATCATGGGGAGACGAAGGGAAGGGGAAAATCGTATCGCAATTAAGCAAACCCGGTTTTTATGATTTTGTATGTAGATGGGGTGGAGGAAATAATGCGGGTCATACAATATATGTAGATGGAGTGAAATACAAAACGCACTTAATACCATCAGGTGTATTTTTTAATAAAATGTCAATAATTGGACCAGGTTGTGTAATAAACAAGGAAGCTTTCTACAAAGAGATAGAGTATTTAAAAAGTCACGGTTTTGATACATCCCTAGTAAAAGTATCTGAAAAAGCCCATGTTGTGACAGACCAACATATAGAAGAAGACATAAATAAATATAAAAACACACAAGGCAGTACCTCAAAGGGCATAGCCCCTTGTTATCGTGATAAATATGCCAGAATTGGAACTCAAGTTATTGATGTAAAACAAGATTTCGAAGGTTATATTTGGGACAATGTTCTATATGGAAATGTATTATGTGAAGGAGCACAGGGGTTTTGGTTAGACATTGAATATGGAAATTATCCATATGTTACAAGTAGTTCGACGTTGCCATATAGTTCATGTAGTCTAGGGTTTCCACCTCAACTGATACGCAAAGTAATAGGTGCCGCCAAAATTTACGATACACGTTCAGGGATAGACAACGAATTCCCTGAAACCTTGTTAGATGATGAAGAATTAACAAAAATCTGTATAGAAGGAAAAGAGTACGGTACAACTACAGGAAGGAGACGTAAAGTGAATTATATGAACTTAGACAAATTAATTATAGCAGCAAATGTAAGTGGCACAACAGATATAGTCATATCAAAAGTGGATATATTAGAAAAAACTGAAATATTCAAATTACATTATTTGAATAAGTTGCATACATTCAATAATATAGAAGAGATGAAAGATATGATAACTCAAAAATTGAAACTAGAATGTGGAATATTGAAGCACGTAATATATTCAGACAGTCCAGAGACAATATAAAAAATGAAAAAGAGTGTTTTTCATTTTTTTATTTAATTACAGAACAATAACAACTTATTTTATTTTTATGCGGTAGCCTTCTTCTTGACAACCTTCTTCTTAGGGGCAGGTGCTTCCTCAGAATCATCCTCAGGAGGTGGTGCTGCCTTCTTGACGACCTTCTTCTTAGGGGCAGGTGCCGGAGCAGGCTCTGGCTCAGGCTCAGATTCCTCGTCACTGTCATCTACTACTGTATCAGTAGTCTTAGTCTCTGTAACAGGGTCATCGTGGGATACTTCTCCCTGGTCGGCGTCAGGTTGAGTCTCGAGAGTCTCAATCTCTCCCTCAGTCAACATTACATTACATTTTCCAAAGATAGAAACATCAACTGGTGGCTTGACAACGCACTGGTTTAGCTTCCAAATCACGCCCCATGAATTTCCACCAGCAGTCCAAACGCCACCACATTGGATTACGCACGCAACTTGGCTCTTTTTAGGGATCAACTCGATAGGTGTGATATTCTCGTTATCACAAGGAAACAACAACTGTTGCTTGGTATCATAGATCTCCATGCTCTTCCACTCTCCACCATAGTTAGGAACCTTAATGCGAATGTTAGGAGCCTTAGACTTGTCAAGCTTCTTAGTAAGCTTATCACGAGGGTACTTGACGAAGGGATAGAAGCTATCCTTGATTACCTCACGTGAACGCTCCTTGCCAAACCAAGCATCAGTATGCTTGACGGCATCATCAATGATACGCTCTTCAAATTCTAGAAGCTTATCTAGAAAAGCTTCGCTCTGTTTATTGGAATAATCAGCATTGGGAAAGTTCAAAGACATAGTAAACTTTCCGTCAGACTCACCTGTTTTCTCATCAGTATAATCGGAAACGCCCCAGGTCATAAGCAAAGGTGTAGAAAGATGAAGGGAACGACCAGTTTGGTTACTAATAATCGTAATGCCCTTTCCACCGCGATCATTTACACGGGGTTGCATGTAACGCACAGCACTGGGATTCCAATCAGACACACTAAGAACGCGAGAGGCAGACATAATTTATAATAGCTATTGTATTATTACTATCATATAGTAATAATCCTTTAATTCAATTTTATAAACTTACTATTACAAAACACATAAAAAGTAAAAGTTGATAGTTTTCTCACATGTAAACATGGTTAAATTAAATAACAAAAACAATAATAGAAACAAACAATCTAACTATATATCTATATCGTACAATATCATGGAGTTAATTTTTGAGAATACAGTCAAATCAAAAAAGAAGGTATATAAAAAGCGCGTTAACCCACATGCGATTACATATGAAAATTTTGAAAAATTTAACTTAGACTTAAAGACATATAAAATAACAGATTTGAAAGAAGCAGCAAGACAATGTTGCGTTAAGATAACAGGCACTAAACCTACATTAATTGATAGAATTGCTACAAAATATCACAAGATCCGGAAAACTATTATAATACAAAAATTATATCGAGGATGGTTAGTACGTTCTATTTTTAAATCAAAAGGACCTGCGTTAAATAACAGAGGCATATGCAATAATGATACCGATTGTTGTTCTCTAGAACCTCTTGAAGACATTGATTTTTTCGACTTTTATTCGTACAAAGATGTTTCTGGCTTTGTATATGGATTCAATTTAACATCTTTAATTGAAATATATAAACGTAAACGAAATATAAAAAATCCATACAATAGAGATACGTTTAGTAAAGAACAAGTACGAAAAGTAATAAAAATGTATAACGGCAATTTCATCATTAATCCATCATATAGAAATGATAACGAACCATTGAAGATAGCAAATAGTTCTAGCGAGCGCAGAAGATATACACCTACGAGTTTAAGGCAAGCTAGACTCAACCAACAACCCAGGAACACAATGAATACGAATCTGTCTCATCCCCATCGTTCAGCAAATATGTCATATTTACAACGATCATCTAGAATGCTAAGAATGGAATTGAATGATTTACAAACAGACAACGAAAACCCATCAGTCGAACGGAATGCTATAGTATCTAATCTAATAACCAGGATAGATACAGATATTAATCGACATTACAATAATTTATTAGAAAATTTACCATCTGATGTAATCGGCCGATATAATCAACTAATAGATAGACAACGAGACACTACAATAAATGAGAGAACGCGACAATTATTTCTAGAAATAGACAGTCTTGGAAACTACACGAATGAATCTTGGTTCAATCGCCTATCAATAGATGAATATAGACATTTAATAAGGTTTCTTTACGAAATATGGGAAAACCGCGGGTTAACACATCAATTAAAAAGTAAAATATCGCCATTCAAATGGCCTTTCGATCATATATATGAACGTGGTCCGGTAGAGGAGAATATTGAAAATATAAAGAATGATGTTCTAACTGCGTGCGAGCTAATAACATTTACAGGTTCTGATACAGATAGTCGTAAAATAGGGGCGATGCATGTATTAAGTGCGTTGACTCTTGTTTCGCGCGATGCGAGAAACGCTGTGCCTTGGTTATACGAGTCAGTATTTCAAATACGCATGAATAGAATAAATCCTATACCTTATTAAAAATACGAATTACACTCCATAAATATTTTTCAAATCTATATTACAAATATTTAAACGCATCTATCAGGTGTTTAAATATAAACAATAAATTGTTTACTGTTAAATTACTTAAAAAGCTCACCCTTACTAGTATATATAATCAGACATGGTTAGAACTACTAAGACTACCGAGACCCCCGCTAAGCGTACCAAGAAGACTACCAAGGCCGAGGCCGCCCCCGTTGTTGAGGCTGCTCCTGTCGAGGCTGCTCCTACCGAGGCCGCACCTGCTGAGGCTGCTCCCGTTGACAAGGTATCTGAGGTTGCCCTCAAGATGTCCGAGTTCAGCGCTAAGCTTCAGCAGATGAACGGCATGTTTGCCTCCATGAGAAACGACTTCAAGACCCTTGACAAGTTCGTGTCCCGTGAGCTCAAGGCTGCTGCCAAGGCTTCTAGCAAGAAGCGTCGCAACACTGGAAACCGCAAGCCTTCTGGCTTCATCAAGCCCACCCCCATCAGTGAGGAGCTTGCTAAGTTCCTTGGCAAGGAGGTTGGCACTGAGATGGCTAGAACCGCTGTAAGCAAGGAGATCAACGCTTATATCCAGGAGCACAAGCTCCAGGATAAGGCCAATGGTCGCATCATTCATGCTGATGCCAAGCTTTCCAAGCTTCTTAAGCTTTCCAAGGATGATGAGCTTACCTACTTCAATCTTCAGAGATACATGAAGATTCATTTCAGCAAGGCTGCCCCTGCTGTCGCCGCATAAAAAAATAAAAGAAATAAAAAAGAACCATTTTAAAAATATACAAAACAAATTATCAAATGAAAAACATTTTCTAACGAATTAGTCAAACTACATAAATAAATATATTATTTAATAATATATTTATGGAAACCATCAAAGAGGAGATGAATACAGACCCGGGTCATTTAGAGTCACAAGAGAGTAACTCACAAGAATTAGACAATCTAGATAAACGCATACGAACGTATTTTGATAATCATAAAGATATTTGTCTATATATCCTAACGCCATGTTTCGGTGGTCTATGTTATACTAGTTTTGTATCATCATTGATGGCAACTGTTGAAACAATGAAAAAATATGGCATTGAAACACATATTGAATTCTGCAATAACGATAGTCTTGTATCAAGAGCAAGGAATAATTTAATCGCAAGAGCAATGCATAATCCAAAAACTACACATATGCTATTTATTGATAATGATATACAATGGGATCCGGTTGATATATTAAAATTAATCATCACTGACAAGGAATTAGTAGGTGGTGTATATCCTTTGAAAAGATATAACTGGAATAAAATTGCTGCAAAAACTAGCAACGATCAAATGTTAGCAAATAAATGGATAGAACAAAAAAATAATTCTGTTTTCAAAGATACCATCTCTGACGAAGATTTAGTACAATTTAGAGCATTAAATTATAATATCAACTATAAAAATAATAAACTTCATATACAGAATAATCTCGCTGAAGTAAAACATCTAGCAACAGGGTTTATGATGATAAAACGAAACGTTATTGAAAAAATGCAGAAAGGGTTCCCGTATACAAAATACGTAGATGATGTAAATTTCTTGAATGACAATGAAAACAACAGCGCATATGCTCTATTTGATTGTGGTGTTGAAAATAATCATTATTATTCTGAAGATTGGCTATTTTGTGAAAGATGGTCCAATTTGGGAGGAAACATATTTGTTGAAGTTACAATTAACTTAAGTCATACTGGTACCGAACAATATAGGGGGTGTTTTTTATCAACGATTATGTAAAAAATATATTTTACAATATCAATATGCTTTCAGTTACCCAAATATAAATCCTTCTTTTCGCATAATATCTTTTAATTTTATTGAATTTTCATTTTTTTTCTCAATCGACCATACATTATTGTCAAATGTATTATTAATGCTATTATTTACAGCTTTGTATGTTGTTAGTAGCAACGTAAAATCTTTTATGTATTTGGTATATTTGTATAACCATACATAAAATCCTACTATTTTTTTATCAATTTTCTTTTGTTTTTCTCTGTACCCGACATATTGGTTGAACCATTTAAGTGACTCGATAAGCGATGTGTCCATGTTGACATTGTAATCTGTTCCCGAAATAATTAGAATATCGCGAAAGTCTTTTTCATTCATTTTTAATTCGTCAAGTATATTTTTCGTATTATACGAAATAACTGTCTGTTTCATCAAACTAAAACTACGCAATACACAAGGACATCCATATAGAAACATATCCATGTCATCGCTTACACAAGCATCTGCCAACCCATTTTTTACAAAATATACACATAATTCATCTGCTTCTCCAGGTGAATCAAAATAATTTACGCCGTATGCGTCCATTAATTCTTTGACATTCAAAATGTCTTCGTCAGATACGCGAATGAACTGACGCTTAAGAGCATCCATTTCTACCTCAATAGCTTTTCTTTCTACGTGAGTTAGACCAGACATTGTATTTTTCATTTCAATATATTTTGCTTCGGCCAATTTCTTTTTCTCTGTGCGTTGTTTCAATAATTCGCGTTTTTCCGGTGGTGGTTTTCCATCAAATATGAAAATTGGAGTTATATGGTAAGATTTCATGATAGATATAAATAAATACATATTTTCCATTAATGAACCTTCACCTATAAACTGATATAGGTATATGCTAGTGTCAATAACAAACGTTTTGTTCGAAAAATCTTTCAAATGTTTCTTAGATACCGATCGTTTCGTACAATTTTCTCTTATGTATCGATTCAGGTTTTTAATGCCCATTTTTGTTCTTTTTTAATTTAAGATATACATATTATTGTAATTCAATTTTACCGAATAATGAAATAATACAACTCGTAAAAAATAGTTTTTGGTTAAACTAAATTACAAGTAAATATTAAAATTTTATTTTTATTGTTTTATGATGTTTCATATTATTCCGTCTTTCTCAACTCTTCTAGTTCCTTCTCTAGCTTTTCAATTGTTGCGTTCTTATTCTCTAGCTCTTCATTCAAGAACTTGTTTGCGGCAACTAGCTGATGGATGTTCTGGTCGGTCTCATCTGCTTCTTCAATCGGTTTGTGATTAATCTTAAAGTTAAGGTAGGCTGATTTCTTTGTGCCATTGTTTTGGAACACAACTAGATTGCGTCTAGTTGAACCAATTTGATAGCCTGATACCTTCATCGACGTGGTGCCTTTATTAAGTTCATTTCGGAACTCTTTTGCCTCGTCATTATCGTACCAATGTTGAAAATGTACGAAGGCATCGTTAACAAACGTTCCCGTATCAATTTCTCTTTTTACGTAATCAACACGTGAAACCTTTCCCAACATGAGGTTAGATTCAATTATTGTCTCAATGTCCTTAGGATGAACTCTCATAAAAGTGTTTTCACCACATTCAACGGCTAACATGTTTGGAATATTAGATACATACAAACTCTTCCATGCCTCGTCGGGCAGTTCAAGTGGTTCAACACTTCTGGAAATAATAGTTTTGTTTGTATTTTTATGTTGGGTTAGTTCATCAAAATTATTTGCTAGTTTCTTAATAGATAAATGGGTCATTACATCACCATTGGGCCAATGGAATTGAACTTCAGTCATTACATCGACACTGCTGTCTGAATAAAACGACTCATTCATCTGAAGGCAGCAAGTAGTAGATGGTGCCTGACTGACATGGACCATTGCGTAATTAGTAGCAACTTCCTTAGACAGACGAGCATTGTAACGTGGCTTGCTAGTATTAACTACAACGCTCTCATGATCGATGTTTCCAAGTTTCAATACATTTTCACACAGATCAATCACTTTTTCTTTGTTGTTATATTCAAGCGGCAGAGCCGTGATTTTCAATACACCAAAATCAATAGTATTGTTTGTTTGAACTTCCATGTTGGAGGACGTAAAATAAACAACCGACTTATTAGTAGAAGACATGGTGCTGGCAAAAGAGGACATAAATAATAGCTTATATAATGGGTATTATAAGATACTATTGTAAGTAGTTACATATTATATTCAATTTTATAAACTTATATAATACGTTTACGAAGTTTCATTAATTGTACGTCAGTTTCAGGATTTCTACCCTTTATAAACTGTACCAATTTGGCTGGGTTCGTTAATAGTAATATTTCTTTCAAATCCAGATTTTGTGTAAATTTAGCTTCTAACGCATCAGTTCGTTCTGTATATTTACGTGAATTATCGCCTATATCATAATAATCCTGGTCTATTTTTACACGGGAGTCCCTATATGTTTTCCCTTTCAATGTACCAGTTTTGCTTCCTGCTATTTTAGCCTTTGATAAATCTTTTGATATATCGCTATTGCTATCTAATGAAAATGATTCATAAAAATCAGGAAACCCTTTTTTGAATTGTGATGCTAGACAATAATGATGGACTGTTTTCCAACGTTTGCCATCTAACATAAAAGGAGATTCCCATGAATCGTCTAACATTTTTCTCCAATTTTTTTTATGGTTCAATTGAGTAAACTCTACAATTGAGTTGTCGTCAATTGATTCACCAGACCCTTTCCCAGCAATAGGTTTTATATTGGATAAAGAGTGGTACATAAATACGATTTGTTCGTTAAATAGATCATTGTTCAAATAATCTTTGTTATTTGCGTCATCTATGTCATCTTTCAACCCTAACTTGCGCTTCAACTCTTTAAAGTCTTTTATATAATAATACGGTCCAGCGTTCTTTTCCATACATTTTTCTATAATCAAGCGTTTTATCTCATTTGGTAGAGTTGTGAAAGTGAAGTTGAATGATTTTTCGTATGAAATTAATGTATAATGCATACCATTATAACCAGCCACAATATAGTAATCAGGTTCAAAGCCTCCTTTTGTCTCTATCTCGCTATCATTTAACTGTCCGCATTTTAATACCGAATTAACGTCGCCTGATGTATATGCCTCTTCAGACAATAATACTACCTTTACATTTAATAGGCGTTCAAGTGTAGAAATAGCCCATGTATCGGCCCAATAATCATTTGTTATAATAAAGTCCCCAAACTTTTCAATTGTATCTATATTTTTCATATATTCGAACTCTGTCATTAGGCTTTTTGTAACCGCTTTTTCATCTGACAATGTTTTATATTTGTTTGTAAAGTCTTTTGCTTGTTCTAATAACATCTTGGACTCTTCGCGATCTTTTGCGTTCTCATTTCTCTTCTTTAACGAGTTGAGTGTATATTTTATTTTTTTCATTTCACTTTCAATGCGCTTATATTCAGTATAAAAGTTCATATAAAGGTTTCTATATTCCTGGAAGACTTCATCAGATACTTCCTGTGATAACATCATTCGTAGATCGTCGACACTGGTATTTTTTTCGGTATTTTTAAGGGCATCCCGCAATACCGCAAAGAAACAATCACCCTGGCCTTCGTTGTCTATTATCCTATATTTTACATCTTTCATGAAATTTTCTATCCATGTATTTCCATCGTCTTCAGAAAATTCTTCTTGGGCGTCTTCTTCTTCTTCTTCTTCTGGTTCATCTATCCTGTTGTCCTCATCATTATCAACATTCTCAGTGTCGTCTTCAGAATCGCTAGACAAAATATATTTGGATTCTAATATGTCTTTTTCAATAGAACTGGATGGGAATAATATTATATTTCCTTTTTCTAGAGTAACATCTCCATCCTCGTCTAAAATATTTATTAAATTGTCTGAGCTTACCTCGAATATCCCTATTTTTGACTTAATTTTTTTGTCATATACGAGATACAAAGAATAATATACTACCCCTTTTTCTGAAAATGAATAATTACCTTTCCCTAATCCAATTGTAATTTCTGTGTCAAACAATTGAATCTGATAAATAGTGGTAGAATGACCCATATCATCCTTTGAAATATCTCTATTTTCATTGTAGTTTACTTCATCTGGTGAAATGACTGAATTTACCATATATATATTATGAATATAAATATGGTTTTATTTAAGTTTCAATTATTACTTTTTCAAAGCATCCGTTACGTCCATGTATTTGAATACCATTCTTGAAGATATACTTTTATGCTCTTTCGCTTTCAGCCTAGAACATGCGGTAATATTGTCAAGTATATTTTTCCACAGGTTACTTTCAAAATCTACATTATTTTTTATCATTGTCATAAATATAAATATGTTTTCAGTGACTTCCTCTATAAGAGATGTTGTATGTTCTATGTCAACGTTATCCAATACAATCTTTATACGCGATATTATAATTGATGATATTTCTTCTTCTTTTATTAATTTATGTTTGAATAACTCTACAATAAAATTTGTCATAGAACGACGCTTATCATTTGCTTTATTCATGTCACAATAAGCATCATAATCAGTATTGGGATCAACATCTTTTATATTTTCATAACTATTTATGTAATTTTGAATATGGTCGCTAATAGTCTCAACAAATAACGGGTATTGACTAATCATCTCTCTGAAAAGCAAGGCATATATATCGAACCCAATTTTTGTTCGTTTGATGATATCAAATAAAGCATTTACTATTTTTCTATATTCATTATCACTAGTTAAAGTGTCTTCTTCATTGTCACTATCCGTATCATCCTGTAGAGTAGCATTTAATGTGCTGAATAGCATATCACGCTGACTGTCGTAATTTTTCTTTGTTATCTTATTTAAAATAGTTGAAATATCTTCAATGTATTTTTCATTGTCTTGTTTTCTTTCTATTTTAGTTGCCTTGAATGGCTCTTTTTTGGCCCATGCGTTATCATTCGGTGCCCTATTATTTCTATAATTTCGTCTGTTTTTCCTCTTTTCGTCATAGTTGTCATTGGTAGTGACGGGTATAGTTTTTATGTATTCATCGACTTCAATAGATAGTTTATCAATAATAATCATAATTTCCTCAGACATTTCGAACTTATAATTTTGCTGAATTGCGGCATACTCGTCTAAATTATATTGTTTAACACACATATCTACTACTATGTATATTACATATTGTTTATATATTTTTACTCATTTGTTTCGTTAAAACTAATTCGTTCGTTATCTTACTTTACTATCATTATCTAGTATAAGAAGCATGAATGATTTTTTAAACAATGTCGAAAAAAATTTGAAAACTCATCTGAATAATTTATCTCAAAATGACAACCAGAATGTTAAACAAACTAATGGTGACTATAACCCAATAAAAGAAGTTTCAACATTTAGACTACCCATACAATATTTAAAAGCGACTGACATTCATGAACTCCCCGCAAATGTTAAAAATGACTTAGAATTAGTTGAAAACTCAACAAACAAAGATAAAAAATCTATGTACGACTACTTGTTTATGCCTAGCAATGCTTTCGGTAAAAATCTCATACCCCAATGGTCGAACCATTTTACAAATAATACTGACTTTCTGAAAGATACCAATGATATTATCAGCTCATGGTCTGAATTTTCAGAGGATAACGAATATGATAATAATAATAAAATAGAATTTTTAAACGCCTGGAAAATGGTAAAAAAAGACTCGTCGTTCTTGGAAAAATACTCTTTTATTGACTGGGAACCAATAAAGCATTTAAATAAATATCCAGAAATCCTTCAAATATTGACTATATTAAATATATCTTCTCCTGTGCTAAGTCTTTTGTTGCCAATTATGTTTCTAGTTATACCATTTTTCTTGTTAAAATTGCAGAGAGTGCCTATCACGTTTTCAGCTTATATCAAGGTTCTCAAAGACATAGCAAAAAATCATTTTATAGGGAAGACATTATTAAACATGAACTCTTTCTCTTTTGATAAAATATTTTATTTCATCGTTACACTTGGATTATACTGTCTCCAGGTATACCAAAATATGAATGCTTGTGTTAAATTCTATAAGAATGTTAAAAAGATCAATAAGGCGATTCAAGACGTAAAAAGGTTCTCTCTTTACTCCATTCATAACATGGATCAATTTGATAATTTTGCGAATGAAAAAAGTACTTATGCCTCATTCTGTAACGATGTAAACTACAACAAAAACATTTTACACGAATTGGTGACACAGATAGATAATATACAACCGTTTACTAATTCCGTTAAAAATTATATGAATAATGGACTTATGATGAAATGTTTTTATGACTTGTATGATAACCGTGAATACAATGACGCATTAATATTTGCGATGGGCTTTGAAGGATACACTGATACTATTTCTGGAGTTCATAAAAACATCAAAACAAATTTAGTTTCATTTGCGAAATTTACAACTACAGCTAAAACCCAATTCTCCGAACAATGTTATCCACCGTTGATTACTGATGATATGGTAAAAAACTCTGTTAACTTTCATAAAAACATGATTATATCTTCCCCTAACAAATCTGGAAAGACTACTATGTTGAAATCTATCACTATGAATATTATATTCTCACAGCAGGTTGGCTGTGGATTCTTCAATGATGCGATTATCAACCCATATACACATATTCATTCATATTTGAATATACCAGATACATCAGAAAGAGATAGTCTGTTTCAAGCAGAATCGAGACGGTGTAAAGATATTATTGATATCATATGCGAGAATAAAGATAGTACCAGACATTTCTGTATATTTGATGAGTTATATTCAGGAACGAATCCAGAAGAAGCAACAAAAGCAGGATATGTATTCATAGATTACTTGTCGAAATACACAAATGTGGATTTCATTTTAACAACACATTATTTCAAAATATGTAAAAAGTTCAAAGATTCCAATAAAGTAGATAACTATAAAATGGATGTTAAGGTTCTCGAAGACGGAGAATTTATATATAAATACAAACTGCGTAAAGGTATATCAAAATTGAAAGGAGCCATACGTGTTCTCAAAGATTTAAATTATCCAAAAGAAATATTAAATAATCTAGAGTAATTATATTTATAATATATAACTACACTATGGGGAATTGTATCAGCATACAAAAAGATACTAATTGTTACATTTGTAACAAAGAATTGAGTTATAGATACTTAAAATGTGAAAAATGTAATTTAAATTATCATTATAATTGTGCTTATATGAATGATAAAAACGCAAAAAAATGTAAAAAATGTAATCAAAATACACTCAGACCTCTATTGGATAATGAAATTGATCCACTTAGAAGAAATACGATTTAATCAGCATAAAAAACCAAGATACGTTCACTTGGTTCTTTATGATTTGTTACATGAACGTTCTTATTATACATAGGATAATTATGTTTTAATGTAAAATATTTCTGAGTTATAGCATTCATGTCGTTTACTAAATTATAGTGCCCTTTCACATTGGTAGAACCATAACCTGATATAATATAACACAACCTACCGCCTTTCATAAGAACCTTCCTACACAATTTTATAGTACTTTCCCAATATTTTTTTAACCAATCTTCATAATTAGTATAACGAGTAGTGCTTTGATTCTTCCCACTATACAATTCTAATTTGTAGTATGGCGGACTAAAAAATACTAGATCAAAATGATTTGTATATCTCTTTATAAAGGTGGGTTTTGTAAGTAAATCTTCAGAGGGTTCACATAAGATATTCTTCTTTACGTCTGGATAATATTTTTCTATGAACCGGTTTGTTTTCTTACATACACTTGGGATAACGTCCGTGCCAACATATTCAGTTACGTTATTCGTTTCTAAAAATCCATACGCATATGAACTCCAACCCAATGTGGGTGTAAACACCTTTGTTCCTTTTAGCAATTTTTTATTCAATGAGTAAACTAAATAAGGATTCATAATGGATGCCCTGAAATATAATGACGATAGAACACTTCCAAACCGTCTATTTCGTATATAGTGACGAGAACTTGGACTCAATATTTTATAATCGATCACCTTATTATTAAATAAATCATCTAATACATCAAAATATGTCGGTACATTTTCTATACCTGATTTTGTATCTTTCAATATTCCATCGATATGCATATTTCGTATGACATTCTTTATCTTTGATTCATTGTTGTTATTGATTGCGTTTATTTCCATCGGAACCACGCTGCTTCCGAAATGGATATCTGTGTCATTTACAAGCAGTGATAGCTTATAAAAACGTTTTAAATATTCGTTTCTATTGTATACCGTTTCTAATAATAAAACAAGGTCCTCATTCGAAATATTTTTCTTAGTTTGATATTCGATTAAAGGAACCGTGTTTTTCGGTGTTTTTACAGTGAAATCTTCTTTCAATAGCTGCTTGTTTTTATTTTTTCTATTGAATTTTTTTAAAAAGACATCTAAATCAGTGTATAGTTCCATATAGAATACCATTATATTTAATATACATTCAAATGCCGAAAATTTGAAAAAAAAAGTCGATGAAAAATTTCATTTTGGACATTTTTAAAAATGTCCAATTTTGGAATATGCAAAAGGTTTTTTTTCGAGAAAATACGAAAAAACGAGTTTGCTCGTAAATGCTGTAAATATTATAATTAAAATTATAGTATGTTACGATAAGTATTTTTTCAATGAAATGAATTAGGAACTTTTTATTTAGCATATTATTGTATAAATGCTAACAAAAAAAGTTCCAAAAAGTTCCAGTGAATATTTTTGTAAATGTTGTAACTATACTACGAGTAGAGAAAGTCAATATATTCGTCATTTAACAACAGCAAAACATAAAAATGCTAATAATGCTAATATACTTAGCAATGAAGAATATATTTGTAATTGTGGAAAAAAATATAAGCATATATCGAGTTACAGTAGACATAAAAAGAAATGTAACGTCGAAGAAAAAAGTTCCAATATAATAAAATCAAAAGAAAATTTGGATACAAACACTACAGTAAATGCTGAGATGATGATGAAACTATTAACTCAAAATCAAGAGTTATTGATGGCAAATCAAGAGTTCAAAGGTCTAATTTTAGAGCAACAAAATGAAAATCAAAAGCAACAAAATGAGAATATGAAATTACAGAGTAAAATACTAGAGACTGAAAGCAAATTATTGGAAGTAGTAAAAGAAGGAAAAAATATAACAAACAATACAAACTGTAATAACAAGTTCAATCTCAATTTATTTTTGAACGAGCAGTGTAAGAACGCAATGAATATATCTGAATTTATAGACAATATGGTACTTACTGTAGATGATTTGAAGAATACCGGCAAATTAGGTTATATAAATGGAATATCGAAAATATTTGCGGACAAGTTGAAAGAGTTAAACGAGAATGACAGACCGATGCATTGTACTGATTTGAAGCGCGAAACATTATATATTAAACAGAATAATGAATGGGGGAAAGAGAGCTCGGATAAATCAAATTTTAAGACAGCTATAGAACTAGTAGCAAATAAAAATTTAAATAATTTACATACGTGGAAAGAGGCAAACCCAAATCACGCAGTGATGGATTCAAAAGAGGATAAAGAGTTTGTAGAAATAATGACAAACTCATTAGGAGGAATGGGTACAGACCGCGAAAAAAATAAGGATAAAATAATAAAAAATGTGCTGAAAGAAGTGATTGTTGAAAAATAATAAGAAACAAAATATCTTATTATTTTTGTGTCAATATGATGGAAAAGAGTATTTATTTACTTGCTTACAGCAATAAACCCATCGTCCTCATCCTGAGATCTAGGTTGTTTGTGGTGCCCTGTGGGTGGCTTAGGTTTCTGTTTGTATACAGTCTCACACATCAATTCACCCCCCTTAACTCCAGTAACATTAAGAGCTTTAAACTCATGGGGACCATCGATCGACTTGCCTAGATCAAATTGGACGTACTCTCCCTGCATAAGGTACTTGTACTGTGAGTTAGTAACCTTGATCGCCGAGAAATGGGTAAAAATATCCTTTTCCTTGAATTCGCCATCACATACGGTAATAAACCCGTAACCGGCCTTATTGTTGAACCACTTTACGCGGCCAAGGACTTCCTTAGTGTGAACTTCAGTAACATCGTCAGTAGAACTCATGGTATAACTGTTTATGCTATACTATTTAGAGTGTTTAGCTTTTATATTGTTTAGTTTTTTATTTACTATAATATATATAGAATGAGTGTTTTCAAGACAAATTCAAAGATGGCAATGGCTTTGTCCCTTTTAGGGGTAATTGTAGGTTCGTTTGTTGTATCTGATATGTTAAGTGGTATGGGATTAAAGGAGGGAATGGAGAACGAGGAGAAAGACATGGAGAAAGAATTAGAGGCTGCTATGGAAAAGGCTGATGTGGAAGAAAACATGGAGAACAAAAAGGAATGTATGGGATGTGACAAAAAGGAATGTATGGGATGTGACAAAAAGGGATGTATGGGATGTGGCAAAGAGGGCATGGAGAACAAGGAAAGCAATGATAAAAAAGTAGAGAAAATGATAGAACCTACTGTTGCTAGTTCTACTTTGAATATTTCTACCTTTTAATTAGTGCATATAGGATAATATTATGATAGAGTCATAATATTAAGCTTAATTGGGATATATACAATATTTTCGTAACCAGATATTGATGAGGTTGCGTTGGACGTAACAACTTTGTGGATCTCGCGCTTTAGCTTATTTTTCTTTATGATTATATCTCTATTTTTCCAATAGTACTGATTGGCTCTAACACGATTGCTCTGTTTCTGAGCTTCGGTTAGAACTCTCTTTGGGTAGGTGCGTTTCATTATTATTGTAATAGTCTGTTCTATATCTAGAAATATATTCGCACCAAAAATCATTCAATTTTATGTTATTTTTACAAAAAAATGTCTTTTAATGCGTTATATTCTGGATGGACGTCATATTTGATATAATAACAATAACCTAAGAACATAGTGATTTCTTCGCCTATCAGGTGTCTAAGAGTGTCTATGTGTTCTATTTTTTTATATTCGCGTATAGACTGGTTTCTATGATATTCTATATGATTCGTGTCATAATTATCGTTTTTCACTGTATTCGGCAATGTGTCCCATGGCAACTCTTTCATAAGCATATATAAATAAACATATCCAAGTGAAATAAGATCGTCACGTCTGGAAGAGGTGTCTCCACAATGAATATTATAACTAACATATTTCGGAGTTCCAATAATCGTATCCGATATTTCATTTTCAATATGGATTCCATCTTCTTGTATATAAAAGACCGAGAACCCAAAATCTATCAAATAAATATTTCCGTCTTTTATCATGAAATTATCAGGTTTTACGTCTCTATGTATAACCATGTTCGTATGAATGTTCTCGAACATCCCGATCAACCTGACGAATATTTTATTTAATTTATCTTTTGTAAAGGTTTCGTTACAAAGATATTCAGTAAGAGTACAGTCATAATGTGGTATTATTAAACAAGTATAATCGTTATGTATGCCGTACCAATGTACGAGTGGGATACTCCTGCATCCATGGTCGTATAAATATTTTAATATATGCGATTCATTTTTCAGTAATTTGAACGGCGAATTAATGTTTTCACATTTTATAGCAACTAATTTGTTGGTCTTTTTATGAGAACCTTTATAAACAGAACCGAACATTCCTTCACCAATTTTAGATAATAGTTTGTATTTATTAACATATACTTGTTGTGCCATATGCCTAGTTAATAGAATAAAATGTCCTTATATTATAATAAATATGAATATTTTTATAAAAAGTGTAGACCAGGTTCTCGACCTAACAAGTAAACATTTTCAAAAAGTATCAGTATTTTTTTATACATTATATTTTGGCGTTTTAAGTGGGTTACTATTTTTCAATATAGACTATCTGAACGCATTCAAACTATTAATTCATAGTTTTATATGTATATTTTTATTAGTACGTTTTCACCCATTTAGAGAACATTTTGTAAATGTATATGACGCACGCATAATATTTGCTAGTGCGATTATTCTCCTAATAAATACAGGAATTATTGAATATATAAATTTAAAGATGATAGTGTACGACATTATTGCGTTTGATCCCAACACAATAAACAATGATATTCTATATTAAAAAATACAAAGCCATTTTATTTCTAATAAATAGAATGACCGAACATGTGGATATAAACGAATTATTTGAAAACGCTAAGAGCGATCCTAGTTTATTTTCAACAATAGACATACGGAACTTGTTAGATAGTATAGAAAACGAAAGAAATGATTATCTGGAAGACAAAACAATGACTAGCGTACATGAAGATATTTTGGAAGTTCTCGACGAACAACAGATACAAGACGAAGACAAAGACAAATTTTTCAAAAAGTTAATGGATTATAGATATGTGGAAGAAATAAATGAACTTCATACAGGGAAATATGTAAGATGGATAAGAAAAACAAATAATAAACTGACAAACGGGGGGATTATAATGGATGTAAAGTTTATGGATACAGGGACACAAATATTATGTAGAAATGCTTGTAATAAATTCATCCAAATAAAGTTCGATGAATGTATTATATTTCAAAAGTTGTCAGTAGAAGAGCAGCTTATTCTTTTGGCATATGAGAATGCTTAGAATCAGTATTTTTTCCGAGTAATTCGGTTGAAATTAGATCTACGTCGGCGTGTTTTATCTATTATTTCAGTGACAATAAAAAATTCTTTCACGTGAAACATAATTTTCTGTGCTATCAATATATCTCTTTCTTGTTTTTCAAGGGAATTATTTTCATCACGAACCGCGTTTTTATGTGAAAAAAAATAATGAAGAAATTGTCTAATATCATCAGAACCGCGTATATCTTTATGTAAACCAGAGAGACAAAACCGGTCGATGATCTGTTTTGTCGAGAGAACATGTGAGAAGGATCTGGGTTGAATATAATATACACGGTCGGTTTTCATCTCAGAAAACTGTGAGTTGTCAATAAAACAAATTTCTGTATTCCTAGGCAACATGGTACAACTAATAAAATCCTTCGGTGTTTTATCGTGCGTTGTACGGAAAGGTTCAATTCGTTTGTTATTAATTTTGAATGCATAAATAATTTTATCAAATAAATCCGTTGTTATATTTAATTTATAATTAAAATAGTTTGTTATCAGTGTTACCCAGCCGGTAGAACATTGATTGTTTGTGTATATATACAATCCGTCACACAGACCATCTTGTTTTTTTTTATAAACCAATTCTAATATATAAATAATGCCATATCGTATAAATTCTGGGTATAAATCAAGAAGTTTGTTGAAATCAACTGGATAGTATTTGTTACTCCTATCTTGTAACGCATTCCATAAAATATGTAAATCAGAAAAGGAACCTAACGTTTCATCTAAATCAAATACAACTGCTCTAGGATATTTACGTTTTTTCTTCTTGAGACTAGCACCTTTATATATTTTTATCAAGTTTTTTTCACTTTTGTTTTTTGTCATTCATTAACTAGTTATATATAATAATTAGTTAATTACAAATTCTAATAAATTACTTCCCTGTAGAACCAAACCCACCTTCATTGCGCGAAGTTGTAGACAAGTCTTCTTCATTAACAATAACTACATATACCGGACACAGTGATGGATGACTGATCTGTAAAAGACGATTATGCTTTTCAACAAGATAGTTATCAGTAGGATCACTGTTGGATTTAAGCCATTTGAAAGCACCTTTAATATTGCCTCTATATCCGGCGTCAATAATGCCAGTATGATTGGCAAGAATAAGAGGAGTCTTAGACATGCTAGACCGTGGAAATAAGAAAAAGGGTGAAGTCTTCAGTTTGCCATTGGAAATGTTATAACACATCATTTCGGTTTTTATTTGAAAGTCAATCATTTCTGTCTGAAACGGCTTTGTAAAAGTCTTGTTTGTAGGGACAAGTATATCAAATCCTGAATCTGGATAAGCATCATCAAATAACTTTGAATTATGAATCTGGACTCTATTTTTATATTCTTCTGTCAGGTCAGAATCTAACACATGTAATTTCAATATGGAAAATGTATTAAACGCAGTCGAGCAGTGAGAAATTTCTTTCCTATATCTTGTATCAAATGTATCAACCATTATTATTATTATCTGGGTATCTTTATACCTTTACGCGTGCTGCTTTTTATATTCCTTCCAAGATAGTGTCTTGCCAGATTCAGGTGCGGGTGTGCTATCCGCATATTCCTTATCTAAATTGTCAGAACGTTTGGTAGCACTGTCTACATACAATTCTTTAAGAATTTTTCCAACCATGACGGAACCTTCATGTTGGTCTACTTTGTCGTCTTCAATAAGTTTCAATACTGTCAAAAGTTTAGTCATTATAGTAAGGTCTAGCTCTTTTTTCAGCATCTTATTAAAAAGTTCGGTATAACTATTAAATAGAAACGGACATTCTTCAATACATTTTGACCGGAATGCTGGCGAGTTTTTATCCTGCAATTCAAGGTTCATCAATGTATCTATTTTTCGAATGTCATCTCGAATAAGGGTGCTATGTTTCAAGCGGCGAATTTGAGGAGTATTGTCTTCACACTCAGACTCATTAATTAAACGTTGTAGTTGGATTCTTTCGTTAGAATTCAAGTTAGCCATCTCTTATAATAAGAACCGGTTTATTTATGTAATTTTGAACGAAAGAAATTTATTTCTATAAATATCTAGCAAATATGTATAATGTTTAATAAATATAGAATTGTGATAGCCACTATTCTAGTATTTATACTACTAGGATCCCTAACATGTGCTGTAGAATATAAGCCAAGTGCTGAAACCGGACTAGCCGAAACTGCTAAATCGGTGGAACAATTTGGTGTAATGAACGACTCTTACATAATAGGCAAAGACAAAGAAGAATGTAGAAAAATATATGGTTTCGACGGCGTTTTCTGTACTCCCGATAGTGCCGCACAAACCAATGATGTTTTTGGAAAAGTAGAAGGGAAGAAGGACTGTGTTGGGGTTGGATTAACTAACAGCAAAGGAAATTTATGTTTGGATGAAGAACAGAAGGATCTGTTAATAACGCGAGGTGGAAATATGAGTAGTGGCCCTGCTGAAATAGGCTCATAATTACAGTATTGAATACTTAAAATGTAACATAACAATCGCTACAGTATCTGACAAACTGTGTTCTATCTGGGTCAATATCAATAAAATCACTTACAAACTGATGAGAACAATGTTTTTTTAGATAATTACGGCAATTATTTAAAGCGTCCAGATATTTTTCTTCATTTGGGTTCAACAATTTATAATATTCTAGTATTGAAGCAATTTCACGAACAATCACAATGTCTTCGGTCATCTACAAATAACTAATAAAAAAAGTTTATATCACTTTTCTTATTACAATAACAATTTACTTATACATACATAGCTAGGAAGCTCTGATTCTGGTTGGTATCGTCCTTAATCAACAGGTCAACATGTTTCTTTTCAACAGTGAATGGAAATGACACTTTCATATCAACATCGTCTTTGAAAAGTTTCTCTCCAGGCTTGACGAGACGGAAAAGATTCAATTTATTGTGAATAATTTCAAGACATCTTTTTAGATTACGAACGCCAGACTCACCCTTGGTGAGGAACTCACTTGAAATAATATATTCGAGAGTTGCGTCTGGAATTATAATGTCACCTTCTTTGAAATTGACTTGCTCGAGAATCTTAGGCAATAGATAATTCCTAGCAATAGTGGTCTTTTCTTTTTGTTCGTAACCCTTTGTCTGAATGCGATACATACGATCTCTCAAGATAGGATTGACTTTTGACTCATCGTTATAACTGAAGATGAATAGACACTTGCTAAGGTCGAAATCAACTTCTGAAAAGTATTTATCGTGGAATTGGTTATTCTGTGTAGTGTCAGTAAGATGCGTCAAGATGCCAATAATTTCTTCCCCCTTAGCTGTATCACTGATCTTATCCAACTCATCGAAATAAATGATAGGATTCATGCTCTTGCTTTCCATGAGAATCTGAGCGATCTTTCCCCATGTGCTACCTTCATACGTATAGGAATGACCTTCTAGAAAGCTACTATCGCCTGTGCCACCAAGGGCGATAAACGCGAATTCTCGACCTAATATCTTACTAATGCCATCTTTAACAAGGGTTGTTTTGCCTGTACCCATAGGTCCCTTAATGGCAATAGCAGTACCCATAGCGGATGGATTTGAAATCCACTGACCCATCATCTGCATAATCTGCATTTTAGCATCATTCAACCCAAATACACAATCATCTAGTGTATTCATCGCATTTTTCATAAAGTCGTGGCATTTATCAACGCCATCGTCCATCTTAACATCAAGGGATCTGTAAATGCCAAATGGGATTTTCATAAAAGCATCTACCCAGTTCTTAATCTTAAAATACTCATTGTCTGCCGGATCCATCGAACGAAGAACGCTCAGTTTCTGTAGTGCGACTGACTTGAACTTCGCAGGCATATTAGTATCCAATAAGCGCAAACGATAAGGTTTGTCTACATTAATATGTTTATTAATTTCCTTTAATTCTCGCATGACTTGAAGTTGTTGCTTGTTCGATAACTTGTGCTTGAAATAATCAACTTCATCAGTCTGTTTCCTTCCACTATTAATTAACTTATGGTAGGTCTTCGCGTTCTTTGAACGGGCTTTCTTGAGGAGGTGCTTAATTGATTTATTACAATCTTTCAATGCTCTTTTCATGACTTTGTTATTAGGCTTATTATTTAATTGTTTCTTCAAATGGTTCTTGGTATCCACCATGTCTAAGTAATCTGTTTCTACATCCTTCAAAACAATTTCATCATCAGATTCACTTTTCTTTCCCTTTTTGTTCTTCTTGTGTTTCTTCTTATCAGACTCCTCCTTTGTCATAGCATTCTTTTCATAATTTTCTTTCATAAACATTGCCTCATCATCGCTATCCACGTCTTGGTCGTCATCAATATACTCCTCTTCTTCGTCTGGACCCCCACCACCAACATTCAACAGTATATTGAATATTCCCTCATCATCTTCTTCAATATCCTCATATTCTTCCTCCTCCTCCTCCTCCTCTTCATCTTCATCCTCTTCACTATCATACTTTTTCTTATTAAATTTTTTCTGTTTCTTATGCGATGTTGATTTCTTAGATGTCTTTTTTGTTTCAGATTTCTTAGTTCTTTTGCTATTTTTCTTGGTCGGTTTATCTTCAATGTCATCCTCCACTGCTCTATCCTTCATGTACTTAGACGGGAATATTTTTGAAATAATCTTTTGAATTTCTTTTTGTGATAGAGAGTCTTCCTCATCCTCATCCTCATCCTCCTCATACTCGTCATCCTCATCTTCATCCTCGTCGGTATCTTCGTCACCAATATCCTCTTCGCTATCCTCCTCATCTGACTCTACTACATAGCGTCGCTTATTTTTTTTGTTGGTTTTTTTAGGAGGTTTATATGATTCGTCAGAGTCAGAATCAACTGTTTCGTAGTCAGAAGAAGAAAGAAGTTCCTCACTCTCGTAGTCACTTTCCTCCTCGGAAGAAGAGTCATCTTTGACATTTCTTCTCTTCGTCTTAGAAGAGGTATGCTTTCTCTGAGAGTCGTTGCGCGCCATAATTACTAATTGTATACGATAATTCTATAAGTATATTTATCAATTATATAATCATTATAATTGTATTCAATTTTATAAAGAGCTATATAACATTATACAAAATTGAATTATGAATATAAAAAATATAGATAATATAATATAGACGTTTAATGACATTACAAACGACAAATATGAAAGTTCATAAACCACCTTCTAGGATTATTGGAGTACAATTCAGCATGTTATCCCCCGAGGAGATTCGCAAGAACTCTGTGGTAGAGATTACGACTCCTGCTACTTACAATAACAATAAACCTGTAACTGGAGGGCTATTTGATCCTAGAATGGGTGTTTTGGAGCCAGGCATGATTTGTCCGACGGATGGTTATACCTACATCGATACGCCCGGTTACTTCGGTCATATTGAACTAGCCAGACCAGTATTTTATATTCAACATATTAAAGATATCATGAAATTATGTAAATGTGTATGTTTCAAGTGTAGTCGTCTCAAACTGAATAAAACACTACATAAACATGCGATGTGTATGAAGGCGGAAGATAGGTGGAATTATGTATTTAAAGAGGCATCGAAAGTCAAGGTATGTGGCGACCAAACCGAAGATGGTTGTGGCGCAAAACAGCCGGACAAGATAAAACTAGAAGGCATGGCAACAATCATTGCTATATGGGAAAATATCAAGGTTGATAACGAAGACAAAAAGGTGAATATGACTATTACTCCCGAGACCGCTTTGAAAATATTCAAACGAATTTCGAATGATGACGTTCAATTTATGGGTTTCAGTCCTACGTGGTCCAGACCGGATTGGATGATATGTCAAGCATTGGCTGTCCCCCCTCCAGCAGTACGACCTTCTGTAAAACATGACGCACAGCAGAGAAGTGAAGATGATTTGACACAAATATATAACAATATTATTAAATATAACCAAGATTTGAAAGAAAAAATAGCGAATAACGCGGCTCCCCATTTGATCGATGGTTTGACTGTAAATCTACAATATTTCATTGCCATGATTGTAAATAATAAGGTGAAAGGCGCTGAGCCATTGGCACAGCGTTCTGGTCGTCCTTTGAATTGTATTATGGGACGTTTGAATAGCAAGAGTGGTCGTATTAGAGGCAACTTGATGGGAAAGAGAGTCGATTTTAGTGCTCGTTCTGTAATCACAGGCGATCCCAATTTATCAATCCGTCAATTGGGTGTCCCAATGAAAATTGCCAAGAATATCACTAAGCCAATCAAGGTAAACGACCGCAATCGTGATTTCCTAATGAAAATGATTCAAAATGGACCTGATGTATATCCAGGTGCCAAGATATTAGAGCGTAGGAACGGAGAAAACATTTCATTGAGATATGTTGATCGAAATTCTATTCGCCTGGATAATGGAGATATCGTCCATCGTCACATGATGGACGGCGATGCTGTGTTGTTTAATAGACAGCCTAGTCTTCATAGAATGTCTATGATGTGTCATATTGTAAAGATCATGAAAAAAGGTGATACATTCAGAATGAATGTTGGCTGCACGAAGCCATATAATGCTGATTTCGATGGAGACGAAATGAATATGCATATGCCACAGAATGTATTGGCAGAAACAGAATTAAGACATTTGGCTGCGATTCCATATCAATTAATTAGTCCGGCTTCCAATGCGCCGATCATTGGTATTTTCCAAGATTCGTTATTAGCTAGTTATCGAATCACAAGGCCAAATATTACATTTACACCAAGAGACGCTATGAATTTGTTGATGATGTACCCTGAGGTAAACGAGGAGGCTCTCAATGATTCAATCAAAAATGGAAAAATATCAACATTCGATGTATTGTCACAAATATTGCCTCCTGTAACAATGAAGTACAAAACAAAACTATTTGAAGACAATGAGGATGCATCAACATCAAACAATGTATTTGAAGTGAGAAACGGAAAATTTATCCGAGGTCAAATTGAAAAATCGGTACTTGGTGCTGGGACAAAAGGAATGATCCACCGAATTAATAACGATTATGGAAACAAGCAGGCTTCCGACTTTATCGACCATCTTCAAAACATTGTAACCGAATACATGAAAGGAAGTTCTTTTAGTGTTGGAATTAGCGATTTGATTGCGAATCGAAAAACACAAGATAGTATTATCGAGGCAATTACTACACAGAAGCAGGAAGTTCAAACACTTATCGACAGAGTTCATTTGGGTACATTTGAGAATAACACTTCAAACACAAACAACGTAGAGTTTGAAACGAATGTAAATAATATTTTGAATGAGGCCACTAATCAAGCTGGCAAGATTGGACGCAAATCGCTAAGTAAGACAAACCGTTTCCTAATGATTGTTAACTCCGGATCAAAAGGCACCTTAATCAACATTTCCCAGATGATTTCATGCCTAGGACAGACAAATGTTGACGGGAAGCGCATTCCGTATGGATTCAATGATAGAACTCTTCCTCATTTCAATAAATTTGATGATACGCCTGGTGCTCGTGGATTTATTGAAAATTCCTATATTTCAGGACTAACCGCACCAGAGTTGTTCTTCCATGCTATGGGTGGTCGTATCGGTCTTATTGATACTGCTGTCAAAACATCACAGACTGGTTATATTCAAAGGAGACTTATCAAAGGTCTAGAAGATTTGAAGGTAGAGTATGATATGACTGTAAGAAACAATATGGGCAAGATTATTCAATTTGAATATGGAGATGATGGTTTTGATTCTACCCGCATTGAAAACCAAACTATTCCCCTTGTTGGCATGACAGATGAAGACATATATCTTCATTACGATATCGTTGGAATGAACGACCAAAAATCAGAAATGATTAATGTATATACAAAGGGAACAGCTACCCGCATGAGGAAGCAAACTGCTAAGGCAAAGGAGAGATCTCACTCGTTAATCGAGATGATGATTAAAGAGAGGAAGAATTTGATTGAAAATGTATTTAAATTTACAAATGAAAATGGGGTAAAAATCCCAGTATCCTTTCAGCATATCATTACGAATATTCAACAGCAACTAAGCCTGAATGCGAATTCTGTAGTAGATATCACACCATATGAAGCATTTGAGATGATCGATGAATGCTATAATAAGTTGAATAGAATTTCATTAGTAAAACCAAATAAGTTGTTCCAAATTGTATTTTACTATTATTTGACTCCCAAGAGTTTGTTGGTCCAGAAGCGTTTCCATAAGAAAGCTCTTACTATGTTGCTAGAGACAGTTATCTTGAAATATAAACAGGCAATCGTACATCCGGGTGAAATGGTAGGTGTAGTAGCAGGTCAATCTATTGGTGAGCCAACTACGCAGTTAACTTTGAATACATTCCATTTATCAGGCGTAGCATCAAAGTCTAACGTAACACGTGGTGTTCCTCGCATTGAAGAGATATTGCGTCTTACCAAGAACCCAAAGAATCCTTCACTAACAGTATTCTTGAAGCCTGAAGACGAAACTCATCAAGACAAAGCAACCCATTACGCCAAGATGATAGAGTATACGAAAATGGTTGACGTTGTGAAATCCGTTCAAATCTGCTTTGACCCTAATGATAAAGCTACTAATATCATTGATGACGAACTATTAATGGAGCAGTATTATGAGTTTGAGAGCATGATGAAAGAATGTTTAGAGATGGATGCGGATGAAGACGAATTTGGTTCCACCAAATGGATTATTCGCATGGAGTTCAACGCAGAAGCAATGTTAGATAAGAATATCACAATGGATGATGTAAACTACGCAATAAAAAACAGCGAGTTCGGAAATGATATGAAATGTGTTTACTCGGACTTCAATGCGGACAATCTAGTATTTAGAATCCGTCTGAATAGTAGTGTATTTGGTAAATCTGGCAAAAAAGTAAAAGGTGTTCCAGAGGCATTAGATCAGTCAGATCACATCCATTTCTTGCGAGAATATCAGGACAAAATAATGAATAATATTGTATTAAGAGGATTGTCTGGAATCACCAATGTGATGCCTCGCAAACTTCAAAACATGGTAGTAAAAGATGAGAGCACCTACTCTAACAAAGATACATGGATTTTGGATACAACCGGAACCAACTTAATGTCTTGTTTAGCAATGGATTTCATTGACTTTACTCGCACAATTAGCAACGACATTAAAGAAGTATATTCTGTATTAGGAATTGAAGCTGCCCGTGAAATCATTTACAATGAGTTTGTTGACGTAATGGAATTTAGTGGTGTATATATTAATTATCACCATCTGAGTCTCCTATGTGATCGCATGACATCAAATCGGGACATGGTCTCCATATTTAGGTCAGGCATTTTGAATGACAATATTGGTCCGATTTCTAAGTCAACTTTTGAAGTCCATACTGAAGTATTGCTTAATGCGTCAAGACATGCGGAATTCGATCATATGAGAGGTGTGTCTGCTAGTGTAATGATGGGACAGACCGGAACATTTGGCACAGGTTCATTCCAGGTGTTGCTAGACATGGAAAAAATGAATTCGATTGACAATGAAGAAACAAGCACAAAGAATAACAACGAAGAAATAAACAAGATGTTTGGTTCATTGGAAGATAGTGGTGCTTCGTGCTCTAAGAGAAATGTTGAGATTGTAAATAACGTCGCATCAATCAAGCAAGAGAATGTGAATAATTGCGATGATGATGAATACGATGCTGGATTTTAAAAAAATGAAATATATGTATAATGCTACAACAAAACAAACAATATATTTTTTATGATAAAAAATAATGTAAACAATATATTACCTATACAATAATACCATGTCAACATTTGGTTCAAGGAGCAATTCGATTGATTCAATAAGCAATGAATTTAGATTGTCTGATGAAATGATTGGAATAGATGCTTCACATAATAAAACTATGATTATGAGTTGCAAAATCAAAATGAATAGCAAACGAGAAAGAGAGTTAAGTATCGAAAAACCCAAAATATCAAGTTCTCCAACTCCCGAAAAATTTTTACAAAGAATGTCACAACAATATGGAGAATATATAATAAAAATAAAACATATAAAGAAATGAGCCATTAATATAATGACCTTAGGGTCATCATCCGAGCTTAGCTCAGTTGGTAGAGCGCTTGACTGTAGTGGTTAAAACAAATATCGAGTTGTCACTGGTTCGATTCCAGTAGTTCGGAAATACTATTTATAATAGTAACCAATTCATATATTGGTTATTATTTTTTGAAGAAAACATTGTTTATCCAGTAATCGTTATTTTATCGTCAGGAACAAAGTTTATCGTACTTGGTTCAGCAATGTCATATGTTACGTAGTTAGCTTCCTTTACGATACCTGATTTATCGTCTGTTTTAAAATAATGTTCTAGATCTTGTTGTGAAAGCATTATTTCATTTTTATGAATGGCTGTATCCATTCCAATAATATTGGAAAAATTATCGTCATTCAATAGAACTACACGTACGCGGTTATTGCGTATCAATTCATCGGCAAGACGAATAAAGTATTTCACACTATTATCTTCTTGGGTCAAATCATTCATATTTGATAAATACAAGCGTTCTTTATCATCAACGCTACATATATTTGTATTTTGTCGAATAATCGACAATGACTCTTCGTCATCTACAAAAACTACGTGTTTATTTATTATTAACGACTGAAGTAGGAATACTATTTCTGTAAAGGTATTTATCATGTTAGTATTGTCGCCGTTACCAGTCATCATAACGCGATATTTATCAAGATGATCGACTAATTTCAATTTATCTTCTATATTTTCGCGCTGATTTAATGCTTTTCTCGTCCAGTTACGAAAACATTTATATGATATATCTTCTATTTGTAAATTCTCTATTGAGGATTGCCTTTCATCGTCCACATCTTGGGTGTTTGTTACTAATAATCTATCTACTTCTTTGTATCTATCAAATTCAAAATCATCCTGATAATTGTTATCAATCAACAAGGTTTTTATATTGATATTGTATTCTCGCATGATGTTACGATAATTTCTCATATCACTTTCATCAAACATTAACCATTCATTTACACGATCTATACTAATTGCCGGTTCAACTTTTATAAACTGATTAGTTTGAGTTATAATGCCAACTACATTATCTTCTACAATAACATTAAACATTGGTTTACATGATGCCTTGGTTTCACTGTCGTGTAGCATATCAATAAAGAAAGTCATTGTATCAAAATAATTGCTCCATTCTACCATATCAATTATAATTTCGGATTTATTTGGGACAGGTGGGGAAGGGAAACACGGCAAATAGATTTCATTATCATAATATTGAATCAAGAAACCTATACACTTGTTTCTATAGTTGACTACTTGCTTATTAATAGCATACTTGTCAGGATAGTCTTTTATCACACTATTAACAACATCCATCATATTTATGGAAGATATGTTTGCTGTGTATTCGTAATTGACTTGGTCTACTGTTTTTGTTCTACATTTTGTATTTATTTCGGTTAGAGCATTATACAGAGAAGGTATTTTTTTATTTCACTAATATCTGCGGTGGGTTTAATATTAAATGTTTTATCTTTGAAGAACGAAATTCTATAAATCGGCTGGTAATTATTATCATATTTAATGACAAAAAGTGAGGGTTTAGTCTCATCAAATAATTGAGAAGAATACGCATTACTAGGACATAATACATCTACCTTCTCAACAATGCCGTCGTCACTGTATCCAAAATCAAAAATAACGAGATTAAGTCCATCTTTGAATAATGCACTATTTTTATTACATACTATGTCCCATAGGTAAACGTGATCGATCCAAGAGTCTTCATTTTTCAGGTATGCTTTAAAGTTATTAAAAGACGCTACAGTCTCTTTAACAAAACGTTCATAGTCATCTCTATATTCCTTTGGGATACTATTCTCGTCTTTCAATTTCATGAATAATTTGCTTTGCTTATATTGTGATATGACGGTTGGTGGAATCTTTTCAAATACCATATTTTTAGGTCTGAATATGCTTACAAGTGAACCATTTTGATATTTCACATATTCATCTATTTTCAATGAGTCAATTAGAATGTCTATAAATTCATCTACGCTAAGTGTATTTTTATTATACATAATAGAATATGCGCTCGCAAGACAGCTTACAAATGAACGCATTGACGAACCTTCAACGCCCTTACGTAACCATACACTACTCCTCATATTTGTTTTTATCAAAGAACGGTTTGTTTTATCAATAGCCTTTGCGTAATCAATTTCAAATAATTTTTGAACGGGTCTTTGTAAAAACCCGAAACGGTTATTCGATAACATAAGTGTTTCCATAGCCAAAACATAATTGCTAGATTTGTCGTCAACAACTTTGGTTTTCGTTTCTTCATTCGTTTCGTCTACTGTCGTAACATTGTTGCCATCTTTATCATATTCGTCATTTGTCTCTCTATCTACTTTTTTGCCGTCTTTATCGGTAAATACACGGACTTCGTTACCGTTGTTATCAATTTTGACTTCAAACATATCACCTGTATCACTATCTAAACCGGTTAAATCGCCAAACTTGGCATCGCAATGTTCTCTACGTTTTCCCTGATCCTTTGACTTTACTCCCATTTGTGCTCTAAAACAGCAGGGAACACAGTTTGTGGGATGAACTTTTGTGTCTAAGAAACCCGGCATAAACATATTGTATTTGCCTTCAATGCCATCAAGACGGTTATCTTCTTTTGTAGTTCCATCAGTCTTCACACCAAACGCATGTATGTCTCTACTTTTCTTATCGTCTTTATCATCTTGGTCGTCGAAATCATTTTCGTCAGTTTTGTATGGTTCTGCGATATTTTTTTTGAAATTCCAATATCTAGGGCATATAAACCAATGTTGTTTTTCTTTTTTTGATCCATATCGCAAGGCATATTTATAAGGCGGTTTTACAATTTTATCGGTTCCTTTGTTTTGTTCGACTTCTTCTTTATAATTCTTATCAATATTTTGTTTTTCACTTTCGGTTAAAATCACAGGTTGCCTATTTACGTTGGCCGGACAAATTCTTGAAAAAGCACGATATGGTTTGTCATCTTTTACCAAAAACAAATCACCGTCTCGCTCTTTTAAACGATTCAAGAAAAAAGTGGATGGTTTTTCAACTTTATCTGTTTTTTTAGAAACTCCGCTCTTTGGGCGAGACATGCCACCTTGAATATTTGTATCATCATCATCATCATCATCATCATCATCATCATCGATAGACTCTTCATCATCGTCGTCTATAAAATAGGCGTCTTCATCCTCATCATCACTATCTTCATCAACATCAATTACCTTCGGATTATATCCGAGTGGTTTCAATGCTTCTTTTTCTACAACATTCATAACTACGTTTTTTGTAATGTCTTTTTCAATATCTTCAAACGTACACAATGAGTTCAACTCATTTTTTTCATTATCGTCAAGCTTGAAATGGTAGAGAAAAAACGCACTCGAGAAAATATGTACTAGGTCTAAAAATTGTCGATTGTGTATATTCGTTATATTAATCGAAAGTTTGTTTTCGAGTTTATATTTTATAATTTCACCAGGGAAACCAGAATTTTCGATATATTTATTGCCTACTTTAACATAGTTAGATGAAAATTCTATATAAGCAAGTTCTGCTTCTTCTTGAGTCATTTGTTTATTTCTTATCAAACTATCAATAACATCTTTCACATTCTGTTCTTTCTGATATACGTCATGTATAAATGCGTGTAACGATTCCATATGTCTGTAATTATCAACGCGTTTATAACGGACAACATTAGTTTTCTTCTTAAACAAATCTTTATGAGTATCAAATACATAAGACCCACATACAAACTCTGTTTTATTTGATGGTCCATTTTCAGTATTTATTCTAGAAGAGTAATCTATATTATTGTAACGAACATTTTCTAGATGTAGTCCTTGATAATAGTTAAAATAAATGCCAGTCTTGCTAAGATACTTATTAAGTTTTTCTAAGAACGAATTAATTACTGGTGTAAAAATGTCTGTATCAATTGATTCTAATTTCTCTGGTTGGTCTAACTCAATTACAACGCGAAGGTCTCCATTGTTCTTCATTTCTATAAACAATGGTTCCTTTGAAGTATTTGACTTTATATAAAACGCGATTTCTTTTGATTTCCCATATTGTTTGGCAAAATTAGATGACTTGAATCGTTCAATAACTGGTATTTTGGTGCCCTTTGTTGTTTGTTTTTCATAGAATATACGATATAATGAATCTTGTTGGAACCCTGGATTATACTTTATCATCAATATTTCGTCATCGCAATGAATATTTTTAAAAATCACTTCCAATGGCAAGGTAGAAAAAAACTTATCCAATATAATATCAATTTTCTTTACACCGAAATAATCGTAGTCTAACTTGCTTTTATGTTTGTAGTATATTTCATGTATTCCACGGATAGATCCGTTTTTTTGATTGAATTTATTCATCTGTTTGTCTTTGAAATCATCTATAAGTAGTTGTCTTTTATCATCCAACGTTTGACTATTATATACGTCAATGTTACTCAAATGAGGATAATATTGTCTTGTAAACTCTTCAAACAATTCGGAGGAGAACCCAGGATTATTAATAAACCCCGCGTACATGTTATCTGCCATACAACAATAAATTATGTTCTCTTCCGGTTCTCCGTAGTTCAATAATAAAGAGTTTTCTAGTAAGAGCAATGGGTTTGCACTAGATTTGGTATACAGTTTGTTTTCGATAATCATGTCAAACGGTGATGCTGAATGATAATGATCGTATTTTTTAGCAAACTGAAAACCAATGGGTCTTTTTGTAAGACGACTCTGTTTTTTATCGAAATGTTTCAATAGATCGTTATACGAATACTCTGGTTTGTCATATAACAGTATTTGCGATTCACTTTCGTCAAAGCTCCAATGAATGGCTAGTTGTTCTAATTTTTCTCTAGTTAAAGGTTCGGTATTTTGTTTGGTTATTTCTTCGTAGAAATGACGCAATGATATATTTGAACGGAAATTTCCGTATAGATACAGCTCTTGGAAACAAGTTTTATTTATATCCAGCGCTTTGGCTATCTTTTGTTTAATAGATTCTACTGTATCGTCCTTGTATATAAAGTCATCTACAACTATGCTATTGATACTTTGAAAATCTTCTTTGATTTCATTAATTTGGTGTTGTGTATCTTTCAATTCCTCTATCAATACTGAAGTATCGTCATTATCATTTTGGGATTGGTTGCTAAAATGCGAAGAATTTTTATCATAAGACCCAAATACTATTTCTTTATCAATAATCTCAGTGAAACGGTCTTTTTTTCCACTAACAATGCGGACTTTATAGATAGTAGGTCTATCCAATAATTGATTATTTTGTTCCATATATACAATGGTCTTATAAATTTACATGATTTATATTATTTAACTTAATTTACTTATAGAGTTATTCTAAATATTTGTAAAATAAAATATAACATTGTAATGCAAATGAAAATAGCATTGTTAATAGGAATAAATTACAACAATTTAGATGAAAGCATTAAATTAAATGGGTGTATTAGCGACTCTTATAAAATAAAGCATTTATTAATAAGTCAATATTCGTTTGAAGAACAAAATATTATTATGATGAATGACGAAGTTGACGAGGAGAGTTTATTGCCTACGCGTACAAATTTATTAAGAGAACTTCATAATATCAAACATGCGTCACAAGATACAGAAGTATGGATATATTATAGCGGTCATGGGTCTTTTATAAAAGACATGAATGGTGATGAAGAAAGTTCATATGACAGCATAATTATGCCGTTAGATTATAGAATACGAGGCTACATATTAGACGATCAGTTATATAAAATCATTAATCAATACATATGCAAAACAATAATTATTTTCGATAGCTGTCATAGCGGGACAATATGTGATCTCCCGTGGAAATATCAATGTATTACAAATAATAATTTTGACATAAAACAACTATCTACTATCGAAATGAAGAATAAAAATATAACATTGTTAAGTAGCAGTCTAGATTCTCAAACAAGCATGGAAATTTATTTCAAGAAATACAACTTGGGAATAGGCATATTTACTAATGCGTTTTTGTTAGCCCTTACGAACAATAATTTCAATGGACCAATAACAAAGATATATAACGACGTGTGTAGTTATTTACGAGACAAAAATTTCAAACAAATACCTATTTTATCATCTTCATCACGCATATCAGATTATAGTTTTACAGTGAATAAATAATGTTCTGTAATAACAAATACAAAACATTATAATCTAAAAGGTTTATTTAAAAAATACTGTTAGGCCTAGAAGCTTTTTTCTCTTCTTCGGTGGCAGCAAAACGAGTGGTAGCACCACCACGCACCCACCCATCCATAGCAGACTCCTCAACAGTGAAAGAGGTATCATTCACACGTTTTTCCATTTCGGCATCAGCAGGTTGAAGGGAATACTCGGAAAAAGATTTATCCATGACAGTGGAAACACTTTTCTTTTCGGTGACAGGCTCACCGTGAAGGAGCTGAGACTCCAGATTGGGATCACAGCTGCCGCGACCAAGGTAAGGGACAGTGGCAAAAGGGCGTTGAAAGAGTTGGACTTTCTCAGCGGGGTTACCTTGAGTAGCTTTGATAACTAATTTTGATTCTGCGTCAATAACCGCACCGGAAACGCCATTTCCGTGTGAAATTCCACTAAAATTCATAGTGGGTTGAGAAGTAGCGAAATCCACGTGCTGGTTGGATGTATTGCCACTAAAATAACTAGAAAGGGTATAATTTGCAAAGCGGGTATTATGAATGTTTTGTTGGGATTGGTCGGTAGAATCCGATCCAATACGATCGGTATTATGGAACATATATGAGCTCACGTTTGACATACTTATATTATAAAGAGAGAAGGATTTTTCATAAATAAAAATAGTTTATTCTTATTTATAATGATTTGTTCTAAAGCGTTTAATAATTATTATAACGAGGAAGATTTCTAGCACATGCGAAAGAATTGCCTTCCTTGCAAGAAACCATGCTTCCATAACAAAAATCACTAAACGCTTTCTGATCGTTCGGCACAGTTGTGCTTGGATTAGAATGAAACGGTCTTAGAGATTGTTCGAATACATATTGTTCTCCTAAATCTTTGAATAGTTTATCAGCAATATCCGGTTGATCTGGGTTAGCCTCTACCACTAATTTTTTAGCGTTGTCTAAAATAGATTCGTTAGTATTTTTATTGAAAGCAGGAGGAGCGGGTTTTTTGTCAGGATTGTCGCCATAGTCAGTCATTAAAACATTGCTAAAAGGATTGCTCGGGTTAGGTTCGTCAAATACGCCTTCTGTCAATTCCCCGGTCTCATCTGCCGCAAATTTATCTATGGGATTATCGAAACCTTCTTTTACAGAGTCTGATAATAATTTACGATTGGATTCTTTCATCTGTTCTTTGGTATGATAATGGTGAAGCAAAAATACAGATCCTAATGTAACTAAACCAACGATTAATGTTCTCATGCTATGTGAAAATAGGAAGCCTATAATGGTTAAAAATATAACTGTTCTTGAAACAGCATTTAATTTCTGATTGTAGCTCATTTCTTCGACAGGAAATAACTCCAGTACATATTTTCCATTAAAAAGAACGTTTGGGTTCTCGGTCCAAAATGGTACAGCAGTCTTTTCAGTAACTGATTCATAATTAGAGAAGCCTTCATTAATGATTTCATTTTTATCTTCATTCACATTGGTGACTATTTCTTCTTCCACATTCTGTTTAGATTTCATAGTATTTTACTTATATATTTTTACTATATATTTCCTTAACATAGTTTCGTTAAACGTTAAGATATACTAAATATTATAACTTTCTACTAATATAATATTCAGACGCGAGATTTCAAACATTTATCATTTATCTCTATAGAATCGCACTTATTCTCGATAGGCACAACTTTCAGAACACACTTAGATTTAATGCCGTGAAGAGGAACTACGCAACCATTTTCCTTTTTTTTTGTTTTCCGATTAAAATGCTTTTTGATGGTATCTAACGTACATCTTGCTCTAAAATGCTCGTATCTTTCTTTTACATCTTTATAAGATAAGCCTGATTTCTTACCCAACATATTGTTAATGTGTTCATGAAGATCGTATATATATTTCGAAAAACTTTCACGCGACTTCATTTTATCCATCGTTAACGGAAGATCTTTAAAATTCTTTTTCAAATTCTCTCTACATTTTCCACAAGGAAGGACATGTCGGAGATTTAATATAAAATTACGATAATTTCTCTTATCTTTTATAGTAGGATTAACTGGATAATTGAAACTAATGCTATGTAGCGAGTGCCACATACTTGGTCCCCATATAGAAGTCATTATTCCATCATTGCTACTGTAATCTTTATTAGAGAACACCTTTCTTTTTATTTTGTGAGTTTTATTATGTTTCATTATGGAGTTTCAGTTATAAAATAAAGACAAATTAATTATTACTAAATAAAAATAACATTTAGTAAAGTCTCGTTTCAATGACTATAAAAGTATGTTGTAATATATATAATGCCTCGTTTTTTAGATGTTGCTAGTCGTGCTGCCCGTCCATATTACAATTATATTGTACTTGCCATTGTAATAACTATTTTCGTCATTGTTGGTAGATTTGCTTATAATTACTTACGCAAGAAAAATCAAAATCAATTCAAAGATGTTGCGAACGCCAATAGACAAAACAAAGAAGTGCTTGTATATTTCTTCCATGTAGATTGGTGTCCTCACTGCAAGACCGCTAAACCCGAATGGAATATGTTTTCTAGAAAAATGGATGGAAAAGAAGTGAATGGATACAAGTTGAAATGTGTAGATGTCAATTGTACGGACGAAACTAGTGAGGTTACTCATTTTATTGAAGATTTTAGCATTGAATCATATCCTACTATTAAGATGGTAAAAGACAATAACAAGATTGAGTTTGATTCAAAAGTAAAGGCTGATTTGTTAGAACAATTTGCTACTACTATGTTGAACGAATAATTATTTTTTATTGATAACTTGCTTCAATAATAATATATCCTCTTCTAATGCCTCAATTTTCTTGTTTTGACATTTTATCATTTGTTCTGACCGCCCATATTTCAAGTCTATTATATTCTGTTCCAGGCGTTCACTTTTTTTTTCCAATTTCATAAGTTGTATTTCTATCTCGCACATTTGTCTAGTTATTTTTTCAAATTTCAATGTAATATGTTTATCCATGTAGTTGGTGAACTCTTTTTCAGTTTCAAATATTTCATTTGAAACTGATGCAAACGGAAAAAAATTATATTTGTTATCCATAGCTGTTAATTTATAAATATAATATTATTTCTAATAATTTTGCCAAACAATTTATTGCTTGCTATTCTTTCACTATATCATCAACTATTTCTGGTTTTTCTGAATATTTTGTACGCACTATATTAACCCCGTTTTCTATCATAGCTAAACGTTCAGATAAAATACATATAGGACTATAAATATCATTCGCATCATTTTTGTCTACGTATATACAGAATTCATGACGAATAACATGATTATTATTTTTTGGATTGTCTACCCTATGAATGTACGTCTTTATCATAATGCTAGTCAAATAATCAAATAAAGAAGAATCGTCGTTAATGCTAGTATCAGTCTCAATATTTCTATCACAATATATGCCGAGTATTTCATCTGGATTAGCTCCTTGCTGTAAACAATAACTTATTGGGTAGTTGTTTATTACACAGCCATCACTATAACACTTTCCATTTGAAATAAGTGGCTTGAACATCAACGGAAATGCTGAGCTACAGTAAATGACATCAAGGACTTTCCAATCAGGATGTGTTAGGTACGATATATCAACCATTTCAAATGAGTTTATTTCTGTAGAGAAACAGTGAAATTCTATTTTTGAATATTCATACAACTCTTTCATTGTAATATCTAATGACAAGTTGCGTCCTAACAACAATGGTGACAAAGTTTTATGTATAGTATCTTGATCGTAAATTCCTCTATTTGTCATTGATGCTAACAATAATTTTATATCAACCGGGAATACTTGTTGCCAAGGTCTATTAATAAGATAATTATCTAATTCTTCCCATGTATATTTTAATTGTATCAACAATAACAATATTGTGCCAACAGATGTTCCATATAGTGAGATCAAGTCTTCTGTCCTCCAAAGCCCTTGTTTATGTGCTTCTTTTATAATTCCATAAAATGTAAATCCATATACTCCGCCACCCGAACAAACCAAATGTTTTATTTTATTTCCAGATACATCCATATGATATATACAAAATAGTTTGAAATTCTTATGTTTTTTCTATTTATAATTATATTATACTTTATACATGTCATATTTCTTATATAATGAGGACAATGAAGAGCCAGATACAGTAGACATAGATGAATTATACGAAAAACAACATAGGCGCGATATGAAACAATTATCCGTTTATAATAAGCTATTAAACCGCATTCATAAACGGATTAAACATATTTCACGCGTAAAAAGAAATGAAACCTATATGTTTTATAATGTTCCTGAATACATATTTGGTGAATCTGTATACGACAATAAAGACTGTACTGGTTATTTAGTCGCAAAACTAGAAGAGAACGGATTCCTTGTTAAATATATACACCCAAATACGTTATTTATTTCTTGGAATAATTGGGTTCCATCATATGTACGAGATGAAATACGAAAAAAAACAGGCATAAATTTAGATAATACAGGCAATGTAATTGAAAAGAAAAGTAACAAAGAAGAAATGGTGGATGAAGATGATATTAACGCAGGGTTATTCAACGACACTAATAATGTTTTAGAAAAACCTAAGAAGCAATATAACGACATATCAGAATATAAACCAACAGGACGTTTGGTTTATAATCCAGAAATTTTACAGAAAATAGAGAAAAAAGTAGCTTTTAATCCAGACAATAATTAAATTCATTTTTTTTGTTGTTTAACCTTTCTTTTTGTTTGTTTACGTTTTTTGTTTTTTACTTTGTTGGTCTTTTTCTTGGTTTTCCGGTGTTTCTTACCTTTTCCGAAAATAGACTTATTCTTTTCATTTGTAATGATTTTATCCAACGCTTCATTTAATTGTGTTCGGATATATTTTTCAACATTTCGCACCATGATTCTTGTTACTCGTAGACGAATTTCATCACTATTATTTTGTATGACATCTGTTTCTTCAAACGCAAACGCTGACATTGCTTTCATAATCGAGTCATTGCTTTGTAACTTTTCGTCAAGCTTCTGTTGTATTCCTTCGTCACCATAAATATTAAAAAAATAATTATCTATGTCTAACTCCGTTGCATCATCATCATCTTTATTCGATAATATATCATCTATATTATCTATCTTATTTTCGGAAGACAGCGCGGTTAGCAATTTCTTTATGAATCGTTTCCTTTCTGTAAGATTTTCAGAAGGATTATTTATTTTATCTATGGTAGTGACAAGTTGCTCTTTTGAAAATGATTCCATATTATTATCAAAAACCGATTTGTCTTTTTTAAGTTTACTTTTCAATACTTCAGATACAATATCTTCACAATCACCTACTAATGTTTCAAATACGGGTTCTCTAACTCGAATTGGATTAGATTCTCGATTTTCAATTATTTTATCCATATCAAAGAACTTCTCGGGCGTAGCATCATTCTTTTTAACTATATTTTTGAAACCATCTATAACCGACACAATATAATTTTCTATAAATTCCACAACATTGTTCGCATCAAATCCTGAATCTCCGCTACTATCGCCCTTTTTGCTACTATCATCAGCATTATCGGCCTCTTCCTCTTCCTCTTCCTCTTCCTCTTCCTCTTCCTCTTCCTCTTCCTCTTCAGCATCGCCTTCAGCATCGCCTTCAGCAGTAGCATCATCCGCACCTCCACTTCTTAATGGCATACCCTTTGTCATGTCTATGTTAGATAAAGTTGTTCGATACACTAGATCATACAAAAAATACCGAATTGAATCATTTATTCTATCACTTACTTTTGTATGTTCTGGCAATCCGCAACCGCCATTCACGTTAATGTTGGCGATATTCGCGTATTTTTTATTTTTTTTCAAAAATGATATATTTTTCGTACTTTTTTCATTAATAATGTCCTCATATGTTCGAATAATGCTTTTTATGCGTTTCTGATTCTCGTTATTTTTAAGTAAATGTATCATAATTAATTCATCGGTTATATTATTATCAATTCGTACAGACTGAATTGTTTTTCGAATGGTTTCTAAAGGAGTATATTTACTACCATCTATAGCCCTATTTAAGAACTGTTGTTCGATGTAATTAAATAGGCTTTTACTATGTTTGAAACTTACTTTTTTTATTGTATCATTTACTTCCACCTTCTCTTCATCTACTAGATCATATTTATTATTTTCAAAATCATCCGCAATAGATACTAATGTAAATAATATTACTGCATTAACACAAGCATTTGTTAATGGTATTTTCAAAGTGTTTGAGTTAACCGGCAATGTCATATATTTACTTATTCCAAGGTCACTGTTATAATAAGTCTCTAATACATAATTAAATAATATTTCTGACCTATCTCTCTTGCCAGTTAAAGCCTTTTCGAATGAACCGATTTCAGAAGTGTTGGTAACACTATCAGGATTGGTTGTGTTATCATCCACAATCGTATCTATATTTTCACTTGTTTCGTTTAACATCCTATATTAGTTATAATATCCTGATATAAAATTGATATTGACTTTAATTATATTTTATAGACAATATGAATGATATATTGAACGGTTCTAAACCATCCGTTAAAATAACCAATAAAATTTCTGACAATAAAATAGATCGCATGATAGAAGAAGTCAAGGCGGATTATCAAATTTATAATGAAATTATAAAAAGCAATAAGAATGAAACGCTCAGCAAAAAGTCCGACAATAGAAATAATAAAAAAAAAACAAAAAAAAAAAAGCAAGATCTTTCAAAACTTGATAAAGACAAAATGTGGGATACGTTTGAAGTTGACAAGAAGGAATTAACTAGTGATGGGACACATGAAACAGACTCTTCCCAATTGAATTATACTAAAGGCATGGATTCATGTTATGAATGCAACTCACATTTAGTAATAATGGATGACAAATTTCCTACATGCTCGAATAAGGAATGTGGAATAATCTATACAAAAACATTGGATTATTCGCCAGAATGGAGATTTCATTCCGGTGAAGACAAACATTCAAAGGACCCGACCCGATGTGGAAATCCAATTAATCCATTGTTGATTGAATCATCTTTTGGATGCAAAGTATTGTGTAGTAATAAATCTACATATGAAATGAAAAGGATACGAAAATGGACCGAATGGCAGTCGATGCCACATCGCGAAAAAGCATTATATGATGAATTTCAATTTATTACAAGCATGGCTCATAATTCTGGCATTCCAAAGATATTTATAGATGATGCCATTGCGATTCACAAAGATATATCAGAACAGAAGATGTTTAGAGGGATGAATCGTGATGGCATAAAGTCCGCTTCAATCTATATTTCATGTAGATTGAATGGATGTCCTAGAACCGCACATGAAATTGCTGAGATTTTCAAATTAGACAAAACAAGTGCTACGACAGGTTGTTCAATGGCAGTAAATATACTTCACAATATAGAAAGGAACGTAGAACCATCACAGCAGACAGAGCTGGGAGTGACATTGCCTAGTTCATTTATAGAAAGGTATTGTAGTCGGCTGAATATAAATCAAGAGCTCACTTGTTTGGCATTATTTATAGCAAAAAAGGTTGAGTCAAATGACATGATTACAGATAATATTCCCCATGCGATTGCTTCTGGTATAATTTATTTTACATCATATAATTGTAATTTGAATATTACAAAACAAGAGATACGAAATATGTGTGGAGTCAGTGAAGTAACTATAAACAAATGTTTTAAAAAATTAGAAAATTTGAAAACACACCTTATACCTGATGTCATATTACAAAAATACACGGAATAAACGTTATTTAGGAAATAAAAAATAATTTTTTATTTATGTTAGGATAATATATATCAAACTTATGGAAGAATACATTGCCAAAAAAATGGCTGAGGCAAAAATAAAAAATAAGAATAATTCAGCGAATAAAGAGTCTAACAGCAAATTGAAAGAAAAAGAAACAAGGGAAAAGGAACGCAAATTAAAAAAGGAACAAGAACGAAAAGAAACAGAGGAAAAGGAACGCAAACTAAAAAAGGAACAAGAACGAAAAGAAACAGAGGAAAAGGAACG